AACGCCTCAGCCTTCTTGGGTCCGATACCATCAAGGCCGGGGATCCGGTCCATGTAGTCGCCCAGGAAGAACTGATACTGTAGATAGCGGAATGACTGTGCCACGGTGACATCCTGAAATTCCTGCTTGAGATAGTGCGGATTGTAGTGAAGTCCAGGGACCTGTAGTAGATCCTTGTCAACGGAAAGCATGACACGCTCTGTGCCCTCAGTCTCCGTCATCCAGATGCCCAGCAGGTCATCGGCCTCAAACCCATCCGCGATGAACACGTTCGGTTGTTGGAAGAACCAATCTTTGGCTTCCGCAGCGTGCTCAACTGCGGTCTTCCGACTCTTTACTCTTGCGGGAATGTCTTTGTAGTCAGGATAGAAGTCCTTACGGAAGTTTTTGGGCCCACCCACAGCCATACGATAGCTGGAGCAGGCAGTTGCGGCTAACCATGAGCTCAGAATGCGCTCGGAGTTTTCCTGGTACATGCCCAGGTCCTCTGACTTCCAGAGAGCAGTATGGTGTAGCACGTCTCCGTCAATTAGTGCCTCTGTCATGGGCTTATACCAGCATGCCCATCCGACCTGCTGCCGAGGTGAGCATCTTCTGGGTATAGAACTTACCCACTGCAGTTTCCATGCCGAAGCGTCGAGCATCCAGGACGTTGCGAGTTTTGGAATACAAGATGTAGTCAGGGTTCCCGTCCGAGAAGAAGAAGGTGTTGTTGCGCGTTGCGTAACGCACGTAACGACCGGACTTGCGGATCTTCTGCAGCATCAGAGAGATGGCGGTTGCGGAAGTCAGCTTACGAGTGGAACCGTTGATACGAATAGTAGTCATTAGTTTATAGCTTTCAAATTAGGAGGGGTGTTTAGTGATCCAGTAGACTGGACCTTTTAGTCGATCACGGGTCATGGCCACAGAACCAGACTCCACTGCCCAAAGTTGGTACAGCAGGTCCAGCATCATGTCACGAACCGTCTCTGTCGTGAACCCACTCTTGATGGCCTGTCGGGCATCGTCGTAGGTCACAACATCAATGATAGTCCCTGATGGTTTCTCATCAAAGTTCTGGATCTCCACAGTGTAACGTCTGGGACCACGGCCCATCAGAAGTTCTCCGGGAGAGAGAAGGCCAGCATGTTGTGCTCTGTATCAAGCATCATGTGAGTGGCCTCCAAAGTAGAACCGTCCGTGAGGTGGAGCTCAGCATAGAAGCTGTCTCCGTTCTCGGGGCTTGGTTTCTGGAAGACGATGGAGCGAAGGTCGATCACCTGTTGGGCAGCGTACCCCTGCTGGTAGAGCACCTGGGTAGTGTCCAGGAACCCTCCAACGTCATCCCGTTCGAAGTGGGTCTTGACAGGCTCAAGGACCCCCGCCATTAGGCGTTCAGCCACACGCGACGTTCACCGGTGCGACGCTCCACCCGGACCACCTGGATCGCCCCGAAGGCTTTTCCCAGCTTGGCATAGTGCAGGTTACGGATCAGCTCCGAGGTCTTCTCAGGGACCTCACCGCCCAGGAAGTCTTCTGACAGCTCGGTCATAAGCCCGTCATACGACAGGTTGGTCTTGTAGGACTTCAGCTCCTGCTTCGGCGCACCCTCTTCGGTGCCCTGCACCCCCATCAGCCGGATGTCATAGGCCCAGCGGGTGGAGTTGTCGGAGTTGTAGTTTGCTGTGTTCGAGTACTCAGCTGCTGCTGTCTGTTGAGTCGTCATGTTGGGTCGCTCCAAGAATTGTGTTGATTTCCCAATCCTGTTCATCCAGGATCTCGTCGTAAGCGCCGGTGCGGAAGAGGAACACTGCCTCGTCTTCACTAACAGGAATAGCAAAGCTCACCGTGAGCTCCGAAGTAGACTCAGCAGTGATCTTCCACTGCAGAGATTTATCGTTGGCCATGCTTCGCCTCTCGGGTCATCGCTTGACCGAACCTCACAACCCCTGTGACATCGTCATCGGAGTGGAAGGGGCCTGCGAGAGGCACCCAGCCTGTGCTCAGGTGCTCCGTCACACTACTCTCAAGCGTGTGCGCAGCTGCGGAGAAGCCAAAGCCGGATGACCGGATTATCTTGTACTCACTTGTCATAGGTTTCTTTCACCAGCTCCCGGTAAGTGCGTTGTTCTGCGTGGGCCATGTACAGACCTGCATCTGTCAGGGCACGTTCCGTCCTGGTCGGGTTGCTATGCCGATTGAGCTGGACAGTATAGAAGTAACCATCCAACTCTTTCGTGTAACCGAAGGCTTGCGCCACTGCCCGTACTTCTTCTTCGAGTTTCTTCAAGGACATTGATTGTTCCTGTTGTGTTATGTTACGTGAGGTTAGTGGACCTCGGCCCAATTCTTGCCGATCTTCGCTTCTCCTGCCATTATGGTAATGCCAAAAGCTTTTGGGGCTTCAGCATAGGCCAACGCAGCAAGCTCACGAGCTTCCTCAGCATGGGCGTCCTCAATAAGGAACTCCATCTCGTCATGGTAGTTGATCAGCGGTTGCCAATCCCAACCACGGGAGTTGAGTTCGTCTTGCAGCCACGTTGCCGCAGCAGCACAAGTAACTTTCTCACACGACTGTAACAGATAGTTCAGCGCTTTGTGCTTCGAGTCGCAGTAGATGTTGCGTCCGTCAATCGCAGGAATGTAAGCTCGGGAAGCTCCATACCGCGACTTTGTGTTCTGGAACTGTGTTTCCACCATCCCCACAAGACGAGCGAACCCAGGGATCCTCTTGGCGAAGATGTCCTTTGCTTTCTTTCCGATCGCGGCGTTACGTGCACCGGTCAGGATCAGCCCGATCTTACCATCGCCACCTCCGAAGATGTAAGCGTAGAAGAAGGGCTTGGCAGTACCACGCTTGGTATCAGGTACGACTTCAGACAGAATGCTCGCATGGAGGTTGTGGATATCTTCCTCAATCCCGACTCGAGTGTACTCCTTAGCGTCTGGCCCTAGGTAGTGGCAGAGTGCTCGAAACTGGTTGCCTGAGCTATCAGCGCCGACCATCTGGTACCCTGGTATAGTGACAAACAAGGCCCTGATCTGTGGTCCCCAGGCTCGCTCTGCAACGTGCAGCACGGTACCGGCAGGGAGTATCTTTTCAGGAAGCCAGGGTTCAGGATTTGTCAGATCCGCTTTGATCTTCTTGTCCTTGATCCAGTCCTTACCATCACTCACAAACACCTCGGTATCAGCCTTGGGAATGTTCGCAATGATCTTGTGGACAGAACGGCCTGTGGGAGTACCGATCACGAAGCACTCTCCGTGCAGTCGGCCCTCAGGTGTCACGCCCTCGATCCAGCCATTCAGAACGGCCAGACGAGACTTGGAAGTCAGGTAGTTGTCCACCACGAACCCGTCATGACCCAGCAGGGCCAACGAGGTTGAGGTGATCTTCTCCGAAGTCTTTACAGGTCCCTTGGGGGTTTTCTTGTAGTTCCAGTCGTCAGGGACCCAGCCAATGCTGTAGAGATAGGCTTTGATCGAGTCCGGGCTCGCCACGTCTGGTTGGACATACGCGACCCGAGTAAAAGTACCCCATACAGTTCTTCGGTCTTCTTGTCCGTCGGACTGTTCGACTCCGAACCATCGGGCTGTGAAGGCATTGTAATCTCCTTTCATGGTCCAGACGGGGTCCTTGGTATTGTTTGACTCCTGGTAACCGTCGACCGCAACGGCCTTCAGCATCAGGCGAGGAACCAAGTATTCCTCAAAGCTAGCACAAGCATCCTGCAGTCGTTTCTGCAGAGCCAGAGCGGCAGGCTTGTCGAAAGGAAAGCCACGATACTGAGCCTCAGACACAAACTCGGAGATACCGTGCTCGACCCGAAGGCCCTCACGGATACGATCCTTGAACTTGTGCTTGTCGAACTCGGCCATCAGGTGGCGATAAGTCATAACGTTGATTTCGACGTCTTCAACGCAGCGTGTGATCATCTCGTCTGAGAAGCGATCCCACTCATCATGTTCCGGCTTTGGTTTCTTGAAGAACTTACCCCACATGGCAAGTCCGTGTCCGAAGCCGAACCTTTTGTAATCCAGGACTTGAGACCAGATCATTGTGTCCACGATGTTGATGTGGAACGGTATCCGGTAGCCCAGGATCTTTCTGAAGAGTTTGCTGTCATACATGATAATGTTATGACCTGCAAGGGTATCACAAGACGACAAGAACGCGGGCAAGTCTGCCAGAGGAGCAAGAGTGTAGCCCTCCGGAAACTTCCCGGTCTCGTCAGAGAAGATGAACCGTTCGTTGTTCGCGATATCCTCAGCGACCACAAGCCAAATCTTCGTTACACCAGGTAACAGGTTATTGGCCTCGGCGTCGAAAATCACTACACGAGGTTCCATAAGTAGTAGTCCTTAAAAGTTAGAGCTTTTTAGCAAGCTCAATGATATAGTCGAGGGCGTTCTCCGGCCCATCGGTTTCCGCCTCAAGCTTACGCAGCAAGGGCTGGAATGAGTTAGTGTCGACGCCCTTCAGTTGGTCCAGCACAACCTCACGGTCAGACCAGTCAAACTTGATGGCGTTCTGCAGGATCAGAAGCTGCTGCAGGGGGTCCAGAGTCCACCCACGCTTGACGAACTTCTTCACCCGTAGCAGGGAGGTAAGGGGAAACAAAGACCCCTCGTAGACGAGCTGTTTGGTGGCCAGGGCAGAGAGGCCCACGACCGAGCCCTTGATCTCGTCGATGGCCGGATCGTAGAAGAACCGGCAGTGAGCAAAGTCGAAGGACTGAAGCACGTCCGTCGGCTGACCGATGAAGCGGAAGATGCACTGGACCTTGGCATCAAGACCCTTGATTTCCATCGTCAGAGCATTGTCCGAGATGAACACCAGACGGGTCTGGCCCTCCACCGGAGCTTTGTTCCCTGAGGCCACCACGTCCGCCGAGAGGGACATGGTCATGGTGTCAGCATGGTAAGGCTCAGGAGCCCGAGGAGTCAGGACGTACGCGCCACCGGTGAAGGGAACACGATCGTTGAGGGCCTGGACGACCAGCGCAGCGACGTGAGCGTCCTTGAAGTACAGGTCATAGTCGTTGACCTTGCTCTTGGTCAGGAGTGAGGTGACAGCGCCACCGGCAATGAACACCAGCTCGTTGAAGTCCTTGCGGGAGATCGAGGTGTGGAGCTGGAGCGCATCGAAGACGGAGTCAAGGACCGCTTTGAGCTTGACTTTGGCGTAGGCTTGTGTGGACATCAGTTATTTCCTCGAACTGCTCGGTTGATTTGGGTTAGTAAGACATCGGAGAGTTCCCCGGCATGTCCCGAATAAACAGCAGTAAGGTATTGAGTGCGTCCCTTCTGGGAGCGAGAACGTGGGACCTTCAATTTGATCACCAGTTCGAGAGCCAACTCTCCGTCCTTGTTACGGGACTGGATGTTGCGTAGATCAGTCAGTGCTTGATGCGCCTTACGGCGTAGATGTCCGGGTTGTTTCTGATGGGGCATACGAATACCGTACTGCACCCGACCCGGTAGTGTACTCACCGGAAGTACGACGCTGTTGCTTTGAGGGCGTCAGCCAGGTTGTCATGGACCTCGGTGGCCATTGTCAGAACGAAGGGATGGTCCATCTTGTGTCCTTCTGGGAAAATCATGATGACAGGGATGCCAAGCTTCCAGGCCAGGACCATCTCGGAGATGGAGCCCCAGCAACGGAGGTTCAGATCGTTCATCTGTTGGAGGTTGATCAGCACCACACGGGACTGTTCGATGTCGTGGATGTCCTGCAGAGTGATGCGCTTAGCAACATTCGCAGGGTTGGCCGCAGCCTGTTCGCGGTAGGACTCGCGGCTGGTGGGGTCACGGACGTAGATCGGTTCTTCGTACTCTTCGTCGCCTGTGAAGCGAGCGTTGAAGAACTCGGTGGCCTCTACACGCCACTCGGTCATCTGCTCATGGGTCAGACCTTCCATAGGTCCGGCCAGATAGACGTCATAGCTCAGGTTCTTTACGGTCATACGTTTCGAGTCCTCTCGATTATTTCGTCGATATTGACAGGTGTGTAGCGTGAGTGCTCGACACACGCATTGAAGTAGTGAGGGTCTTGAATTAGCTTCCTGTGAATGTGTCCGTGGACGTTCACCATCAGCCCACCATCATCACGCCCACGATGGAGCGGAGCGGAGTGCAGGGGACGGTGTGACAGGATCAAAGTGGTCGTGGCAAGCTTGAACGTACGATCTGCCATGACCTGAGAGAAGTAGGGGAAGAGCTCACCGATGTTGTCATGGTTGCCCACAACAAGCCGCTTACGCCCTCCCAGCCTGTGCCAGTTATGCTTCATCCATTCCTGACGATCCTTCCCCATCACGATGTCACCCAGCCAGTACACCTTGTCTCCAGGGCGCACCACCGTATTGTGACGCTCGATGATGGTCTCGTTCATTTCCTCAACAGAAGTGAACTCCGGTCGCCCGGAAAGTCCCCACCCCAACATGTTACCATGGTTGAAGTGAGGGTCAGAGATTACCCAAATAGATCGGGCCATAGTTATTCCTTAGTTGCAGATGAAGAGTTGGTTATCCTTCGTCTTGCGGAGATTGTTATAGAGCTCAACCTGAACACGGTTGTTGTTGATGTTGCGCACTCGCAGGACCTTGGTGGTCCCGTTCTGGAACAGCCGGGGCTTGCCCAGAAGCTTGCCCTTGTACAGGAGAGTTAGTTGCTCCCCCATGCAGCCGTCAACACGGTAGACCAGCACAGTGCGACCCTGCCACCACCATAGCTTCGGCGGGAGACCGAAACTCATGTTGAGGACGTGTGCCGCCAGAGAGCTCATTCTTCGAGTCGGGTTTTGAGGCCCATCTTGTCAGTGGTGGCGTTGAACTTGGCCACAGTGGCAGGCCAGATTTCCAGACCCAGCTGGTTTGCCAGGAGGTCCAGAGTGATCATCACATCACCGATCTCTTCAGCAATGTTCTGCCAGTCGCCCTTCGCAGTACCGATACCTCGTTGCTCCTTGACCAGCTTCTTCACAGCGTTACAGAGCTCACCGGCTTCCCCGGCAAACTCCATAGCCCGGAAGCTAAGGTCGATCTTCCCATCACCAGGATACTCCAGGGAGCGGGCTTGAGAAGCTTCACGGAGCAGTTGTAGGTTGTCAGCATTCATAGTAGTAAGTCCTTACAGAATTAGGAAAGCAGGATACGTTCTAGTTGCTCAAGACGAGCGCGGGTACGCTGCAGCTCTTTGTGCAGCTCCGACTCAGCGTTCACCACCCGACCTGGGATTTGATGTTCATACAGGCCGATGTTGCGGGAGAGCACTCCACCCAGCTGACGACGCTGTTGCTCACGCCGCATGGTCCAGGCCTTGTGCGCAAGACCCCTTTCCTCGGCCTGATTGATAGCCCGTGCCAGGTGATCAGACTCCATGTTCCGGTAGCGGATGTAGCCGAAGCGGTTGCGCCACATGCCGAGACGGTTCTGATAGATTTCATTAGAAAACATTATACGGCCCTACTCCTAGTTGTAGTTGTGAGAAGTTCTTCGATCAGTTCCTGCTCCTGCAGGTCAAACAGGGTCATGGCCCCGCGAGAGTAGGAGACGACCGTTACGTCCTCCTCCAACCCAGACTCCACGAACAGGTGGTTCTGAGCTTCTTCAAGAGATCCGAATGAGCCGTAAGCACGGGCATCCATATGGAAAGTCCAGTGGTAGGGGTTTGCGTCCCTGTTCTCAAGGAAGTAGAACCACTGGTTGTAGGGTGTTCCGTAGAACTCAACCTGCCGCAGGGACATCTTGGCTCCACAGAAAGTTGCAGTCTTTGAGGGCGAAGTCACGATGCGCCTCCTTGTCCAGGTCATAGGCTTTGAACATCCACTGGTCTTCCGGATGCCACGAGGTCTGACCCCAATAAAAAACCGGATCACTTGCTCGACGTATCGAGAGCTTTCCGGCGTAGTTCTTGTAGAGGAAGGTTATTGAGGGAGCCATGAAGAGGCCTTTCCAATTAGTGCTTTGACCTTGTAGGTCAGTAGTGCCCAGTTCACGGTGACGATAGAGTCAGCGCGGACGTAAGGGACGTTGTAGACCCGGTTAGGCGACTTGCGCCAGATGCCGGTGGAGACTGAGACCTGCTCACCTGCGAAGATGATGTTGGGGTTCAGCTCCAGATCGCGTCGTTCTGCTTTGTTGCCGTTCGAAAGATATCCCAAGGCTTGTTGCCTCCTATGTGGGGTGGAGAAGGCCCGAAGGCCCTCCCCGAAGAGGTTGGTCGTATCAATAGACCAGTGCGGTTTCCGAGTCTTCCTCGTCCACAATGGTAACATCATCAGACAGTACGATGTCCGTGTCGTCTTCACGCACAGGGCGCTTCAACAGCTGACGGACAGCGACAGTCTTTAGTGTCCGGTATTTCTCCTTGCCGTTGACATACAGGCTGAAGGCGATGGTGCCCACAGAACCATTGCCGATGGCGAAGGGGTCCAGATCGTCGCCATTCCCCAGCATTACCTTGGGCGGCGTACGTGGCTTGTCCTTGTCGTCGATTTGACCGGCGGTATCCTCGACAGGATCGTAAGCGCGGGCAGAGATGGTGGAGCGATAGAATACGCCCTCATCATCCTCGTCCATTTTTACCGAGAAGCCATACTCCTTGGCCCACAACTTGGATTGCTCCTTGTCCCGCGTACGGAACTGCAAGCGCCAGCGGAAAGGACCTTTGTCCTCGAATTGCTCTGGGTGCTCAGGGTGCAGGCGTGGGTAGAAGATGGCGACATTATCGATAACTGGCATGTAGTAGTTTCCTTTTGGATTAGCTGAAAGCGAAGTCACTTAGCATGACTTCCTCGATGTCCAGAGTGCCGATTTCAGGCATTAGGTCCAGAGCACCGAATTGAGTTAGTATCCCCCGGAGAGGATCGGTCTTATAAAGCTCTACGAACTTTTGTCGAACGTGGTAGAACATGTGGTTCATATTACCAGGCGTACAACCAAAACTGTCATGGATGACAGCGATAGGATACTCCACTGACGCAACCACCGAAGTAAGGTGGGCAGCATCAAGGCTATGAATGATGTTGGGTGAAGCAGCGGCACGTTGTGCGGAGCTGTTCAGCGTAGCGTCAAGCCAGGACTCCAGTGTGACCTTGATCTCTTGGTCCGCGAACCGGAGTTTCGTGCGCTTGATCTCGGGCTTCTTGTAGCGCTGTGCCACAATGAACCCGGTGACAGAGGTTACCCATGTCATGTATTCCGACCGTTCGTTTGCACGATCGGCCAGTGTCTCGAACAAGCCAAGCATCCGCGAGGGACCCTTTAGCTCTTCACGACATGTGTCAAAGATTTCTGCTCCGAGCTTTGCGTACCAGAGTCTCTCGCCACTTGCGATATACTCAGACACGTCAGGAGAGTCGTCAATGATTTGCTGAGAAGCACCGTAGCGCGTCAACCCGTAGCCAAGGGTCATGGTGTTGCGCTTCGCGATCTTACGCCGCTCCTTGAGGGAGGTCACTCTGTTCCAGAACACCGGGAACAGGGCTTCACGTATTGCGCGGTTATGATTCTTCCATTCAGCCAGCTCTTGCCAAGCGTCTGCTTTGGCCTGAGAGCGGTAATCGGCTGTCAAGTAGTTCCGTTCGAGTTGCTCCTGTTGTGCAAGAACTTCGTCAAATCGGATTAACGTCCCCTGGTCCAGTTCGGCCTCTTGTTGGCCCAAACGTGTCCAAACCAGGCGTGCGACGTAGCTATACAGATCACCAGGTCGTTCTGAAGGAACAAGGTTGACCAGCCCAGCAAGCTCAGTGTCCCGTGACAAGGCAACAAGGTGTTGTGTCCCGGATACCGTCCCATCAATATAGGTAGGGAGGTGGCACACGTAATCTTCCGGCGGACCATCATGCTGCGACACTAGCCACAGCTCGAAGCATCCCGCCAGCGTAGACCACGGCTTATCTGAGTTGTGCCAGCCGGTGTTTACGGTGGGATCTGTCGCGTATCCAAGTAGCTCATCGAAGTGATCCTCTACATATTGTGCTCTGTCATCCAGAGGCAGCTTGTCTTGACCAAGACAGTTGGCGATGTGGACGTATAGCCAGTACAGGCCGTTGTCCCCCAGGCGGTCACCCTGGGTCAGGAGGAGCATAGCCTTGCTAAGGTCTGTGCCCATCTCGTTGAGGTAGGAAGTGTTGTTGTAGATACGACCCCGGAAGTCGCAGTTGTACAGGTGGTAGAAGCTTGCATCTGCGTAGTGGCGGGCCAGCTTGAGGGTGGAGTTGGTCTCGATCTCCTTGGACGTCTTCCGACGCTGATCGAGCTCCCCTTCAAGATTGATAGGGCTGGGCAGCTCAGGGTTCTGGAGGTAGTACTCCGCGACCTCAAGCAAGGACTTGTTGATCAGCCAGGGTTGAGCCCCCAGCTTATTCAGGGCCTTGAAGACCATTGGCTGCTTCTCAGGACTGAACTGAGCCAGCACATCCTTCTCCCCTTTCTTCACGATGGGGAAGCCCAGCGGGTGGTAGCCCGATACCCAGTCACGCGGAGGGACAGCCTTGGGGAACATCTCGACCTGTCGGGTCTTGATCAGCCCCCAGAGCGAGTCGATGGCCCCTTGATCCGCGATCTCCAGCATGTAGCTGGGGTTTGCATTCTTCTTTTTCTTGGCCTGGTGTTTGCGTCGGAAGCCAAGAATACCTGCCTCGATGTAGGACACAAGAACGAACCATCCCTGCTGACATGCAGCGATAGCGTCCCGTGCCCAGCCGTATTTCTGCTGCAGAGAGCGGCCAAGCTTCACCGAGATGGCCACAAGCGACTGGTATTGCTCAATCCCATGGATGATCATGCCGAAGCAGAAGAACAGAACTTCTTCAGCAGGGGCAGCTTTCATGTCCATCGTATGGATGTGGCGGTCGCTTCGTAATAGTGCTTGACGGCGCTCAAAGTCGCCCACAAGCTTTTCTAGAGTAGTTGTTGTCATCAAACCTTTTTCACGGGATGTCACCTAGTGGGTGCCCGTCTATACTGGGGTTTCAGAGATGAGTTTACTCCATTGCTACCTGTCGAAAGACTTCGAGGAATAGCACAAAGAAGAAAAACCCAATAATAGTAGTAATCCTTAGATCAAATTAGTTGAGGCGCATCCGTGTTACCTGAAGGTTCAGAAGGATTTCCTCTTGTTCAGCAGGAGTTGGGACGGAGCCCGCTTCCTTTAGTACACCCGAAGGTGCGTAGGTGTGACCCCACTTAGCGTCAATGGCCTGCACCAGCTCGGTGAAGGTCATGGGAGTTTCACGTGATTGTGTCTTTGCCAAGTTGTGTTACTCCTACAGTGTCATAGCGCAAGCCGAGGTTTCGGCAGGCTTTCTGCGCCATCTCTGCCCGGCAGGACAGGAATGGATCGAAGATCAGAGTGTGAGTCGGCTTCCAGGCATTCAGCACGAAGAAGTCACGGAGGAAGTTACCGGACTCTTGCGCCTGCTTAGGGATGACGATCACCTCTGCAGTGCCGCTGTCGATTTTGCGACTTGCTAGCCAGGGCTGGAGAAAGCGCTCCGTGCCCGAGGTCAGACGCCCCACGTAGATCTTTCGGGGCTTGAGGATCTGGAAGTTCACGTCGAACTCGTAGAACGCTCGCTTCTCGTTAGTGTCGGTCGGGTTGCCGACCAGGAACCAGCTAAGCTGAATGTCCTTTGGTACTTGCTGTGCCACGGTAAATCCCTTGCAATTTTTCCAGTGTGGCGACCCCCTCCAGCTCGTAAGGAGGACGATCATCGTTGAACCGTCCGACCAGCATTGCGTCAAGGAGAATGGCGTTGGAGGCCATGTCATGAGCAAGGTGGTGGATCAGCGAGTCCTGGGCGAAATCCTCTCCGGACCACCAGGACAACGTGTGACGCATCTTGGCGTTGAAGAACACAGAGGCTGTGACCCCTGTTCCACGCCAGTTGAAGGCACCGTACTTGGTGGCACCATCTTGCATCGCAGCTCCCAGAGCCATGATGGCCACAGGAGGGATGACAGCGGACGTTGGTTTACCCAGCGCCGCCATCGTCTTCAGGTTCGTATCAATAGGCTGGGTCTTCGTCGGGATCAGTTCCATAAGTAGCTTTACCTTTGTTCTTGTTAGCAGTCTTCAACGCGGGCGTCACAAGACCATAAATGGAGTAGTACTGGGTCTTCCAGAGGCTGACCGAGACCAGAGCGTAGATGCCCTCACGGTCGCCGATTTCAGGGATTTTGGAGTCAGTAGGAACGACAAAGCGTTCGAAGATGGGCTGGACGTTGGGGTCCATGTTGTCGTCAGATACCCAGATCAGCAGCAGCTGCATGTCGTCCAGCTCGCTACCGTAGTCATCGTCGTCGTCGTCGCCTTCCGCCATGCCACCGAACAGATGGTTGTAGAGATCCCCTCGGGACTTGTCCACCGACTCTTCAGCAGGCGTTGTGTTGTCCACGACCACCGTGGGGCGGCTGGGGATCACCACTTCAGGCATGATCACGTCGCCGTGGATGATCTCTCGCGGATCAACCTCAGGCAGAGTCACCCCGCCAAGTAACGGTTTGTCCTGCACTAACACCACCGATGTACCGACCATTGTTTTCTCCAATTCGTTTTGGGGATGAGATGTATTCATAGATGGAGGCCTCAACAGGTTCGTCCTGGCCTTCCAAGTCAAAAGAGCGCACGTAGCGCTGGTACATAGAGCCGTTGCCCTCAAGGCGATCAAGATCGCGCAACAGAGAGGGATCGGTCATCTCATAGAGCTCCCCGGTAATGTGGGCAGCGTGGCGCTCATCCGCAGGGCGGTCCCAACCATCGACGTTGATGGCCAGGGGGAAGCCCACATCGTAGAGCAAGTAGTCAGGACGTGCTGTGACGGCCTTTCCGATCAGCCGAGCACGGTTGCCCATGTCCAGCCGATCATAGTTCCAAAATCCGGCCTTCAAAGACCCATATACGAAGAAGTTCATCGGCGAGCCACCTTCCGTGGACCAGGTTCCCGGATCAGGAGCTGGAGTGTGTTGTGGGAGCCAGGGTTATACCACTCCGCCATAGGCCGGAAGCCCAGAGCAATGTAGCAGTGGATGAGGAAGGCAGAGTCATCCCGGTTCAGAACAGGGATCATCTCCAGGGTTTTCGACTCCCACTGACTATCCTTCAGGTCCAGGACCCGCTCCAGCGCCCCGATGATCACCGCATAGTCACGGCTCTGACCAATGTCCAGGTCAGGCAGGGCGGTGTGAACACCGTAGACAATGCCCACGCTGGGTGAGTGGTGGGCGTAGGAACGGAAGTACAGAGTCCCATAACTGATATGGGCTTCCTGCGCTGGGGTCAGCACCACCGGAATATCGTCCCCTGGTAGAGTCTCTGCCCGTGGGAGGTTGCGACGGACCTGGGGTGGGTTGGGGTTGCGGACCCAAGTGCGGGCCCCTGCAACACGCCCGAAGGCCCAGATGGTGGTGTCCGTCTCATGGACAACCTCGATGAACTCCTCCCGATCCTCCTTGTAGATCCGGCCCATCGCCTCATAGTTGGCCCGGCTCAGGATCAGCAGACGGGGGTTGATCTCCACCGTCCCTGCCATGAAGTGAGCGACTTGTTCGGACGCGCCCATCTGCGATACGCCGCAGCAGCCTGCAATGTGGTTTGCCATGATGTTATGCCTCCAACCAAGCACGGATTTTCTCAGAGTTCGCAGGCAGACCGACCTTACGGCTCTGCTCCACGTCGTCCTTGAACAGGATCGCTGCAGGAACACCGACAATCGCCTTGTCCTGCGCCTCCTGAACGTTCTCCGGAAGGGTGATGTCCTTCACGACCAGGGGGACGCCCAGGTCAGTTGTGATGGACTCATAGTACCCCTGCGCCTTGGCACAGATGTCAGAGGCCCAGGCACTCGTGTACAGTACCACAGACAGGTTTTTCTTTTCTTCGGTCATGTTTGTCTCCATCCGAAATGATAAAAAAAGAGTTAGAAAGAAGTCGGTCCCCAGCCCCCGAAGGGGCCAGGGTAGAGGGTTTAGGACTGAGCCAAGAGGAGCTCGGTCTCGAACAAGTGGTTAGGTGTGAAGACGACACCCACCACAGCGTCTTCGTTTCGATCGATACGGGCCTCAAGGGAGAGCCGGAACGCGCGACTTTCGTTGGTACGATCAGAAGAGCGACGCACCGTGTAGAGTGCATCCTCAAGGGACAAGTCGCCATGCCAGATCTTAGACTCTGGTGTGTTCCGGCGAACCAGCCGCGCAATTCGTAGGACGGGAAGTTCAGCCATTTTTTGACTTACCTTTCTTGGGCTCGGCCTTTGGCTTCTTCAAGGAGAAGTATAAGACCAGGGCAATCCCTAAAGAAGCTGCGAAGGACAGCCCATAGGCCACTCCTAACATCAGACATCCGAAGCAGATTACGTCGAACCGGGTTATCTCGGGCCAAACCAGCCCGAGTTTGTTGGAGTTGTTTTCCGCAGCGGCCTTGCGCTCTCGGAAGTGTCGAGGAAGCTCCCAGAACGGAAGCTCCATCCAGCTCTCAGGAGATGACGCCTGGGGCTGGGGTTTCGGGCGCGGTGGTTGCTGCAGCGACCTTGGGCCGGACAACGAAGTCTGGCTCTGCTTCGGGCTTCTGGGTTGAGAGATCATCGATCGCGCCTTCTTTCCACTGGAATTCACCTTCATGAGTTTTGACCACTTTCCAGATGTGATCAAAGCCCTCCGACACGATCGCGGGGTCACGAACGTAGTGCTCCGTACCCTCGTCAAGGAGAGTCAGAGACACCATCGTGTAGTCCAGGGGGAACTTGGACATGAAAGCGCGACGTGCCTTCATGGTTGTGTTCTTGCCCAGGATGAGGATCGTTTCGTCACGCTGAATGCCGGACGTCACGCCGAACATCATGCGGGACCAGGCCTCGCGCTGCATTTTAGGATTGGCCATGACTTCTTCGCCAGTCTTTTTGACTTCGACGCCATAACGTGCGCAGCTTGCGCCCAAGTTAGAGATACGGATGCGGTCCAGGCCCAGCTGCAGGGTCATCTGTGGGACCAACCAACGGTTGACGAACACAGACGCCTGCTGAATGAAGCCGCCGGGTGTAGTGATGATAAGACCAAGTTTAGACATGAGTCACCTCCAAGGGTGTTTAGGGTTTTTTCTTAGGCTTCTTGCCTGAAGAATCCAAGTTAGCCAGACCCTTTAGGGCGGCCAGAACAACAAGCGTCATGATGATCGCTGCTGCAAAATCGGAGACCATTACAGTCCCAGACGTTTTTGTGGTGGGCTCGGAAAGATGGTTGACAGGTCGCCCTGGCGTTGAACCATTTTCGAGACCTTGTTGAAGCCCATCCGGCGGATCCGCTTGCGCAGACGGAACCGGGCGTACTGTCGGTCGTGCTCCGTCACCGACTCGAAGCTACCTTCAGAGTTGACCGGTATACGGAAGGGCCGTACCATCATGGACATGAGGTACTCAGGCCGCGAAGTCCAGATGTACAGGAACTTCTTGCAGTGTTCCTCAGAGATACCTGCCAAGAGCATCCCCTTCGTGAAGCGATCCCGGAACCCCAGAGGCAAGGGGCTGCACTCTGCCTTGCGAGCGGGTATGTGCACCGGGAACAGACCGTGAGCAACTGCTCTTACGGTACTGTAGTCGAAGTTATCCATGTAAGGTCCTTTCCACAGAGTTCTTTCGCAGGGCAAGCATGCCCCACACACGGCCTGCCCGGTAGTCACCGGACACGCTAAGCGCATGGACACAGGAAGGGATCAACTCTTCCGGAATGTCATAGTCTTCCAGAGACAGAAGGAGCAACCCAGCTGGATTGAACCCCTTGTCCCGGACGTCCCGCTCGATCGCCACCAACGAGGCATAAGCCCGCGCCAGTGTCTGCGCTACAGGAAGCGACATTGAAGCTGCGATAGAGTACTCCACCGGAGCATTCTCTTCGACCAACGCGATGACACGATGACCGGAGGCAGCGTAGAAGCCCATCAGCCCACGCAGATCTTGATCCGAGAGCTTCAGGTCGGTTGCGGCCAGGATGACCTGAACACTGGTTTCAAGGCACTTATCAATGATGACAGAAGCGGCCAAGAGAGCTTCCATGGACTTGCTTGCGGAGTTTTCCATAGTTCAATACCTTCAGGTTTAGTACGCTGAAACCAGCAGTTCGTTACGGTTCTTCAGGAGCTCAAGGAAGACTCCCTCACTATCGTAGGCGGCGAAGAAGAACCCTTTGTAGGGGTTATTCTCCAGGTCATAGGGCGACATCGGAATGTGACCGCCAGTGGTGGGGTGTAGCAGCCGGGTCAGCTCAACTTGGTAAGCCAACCGGGCCAGCTCCCACAGAGGTTTCGCGATCTGGATCGCTGGTACGTTCGGTGGGGACAAGATGAACCCATGAATGTTGTCCTCTTTGCAGCCCAGCTCACCATACATCTCCCGAAGGATCGGCATGCACTTAGGTACAGTGCTCAAGCGCTGGTAGGTTGCCTGGCCCACAAGCGTAAGCTCCAAATCTATGAGGACCGAGAGCTCCGCCAGCTGCAGGAACATGGGAAGGGTCTTAGAGTTGTTGAGTCCCATGTTATTGTCCAATCTCGATAACACACAGCTCTTTGTATTCGGGGTCATTCTGAGCCTTCAGCTCTTTGCAGGTCTCGTCAGCAAGAGGGCTGATGATGAAGACGTAGACCAGAATGATGATCACTAACGCTTTGAACATTACCAATCTCCCTTCCAGCAACCCCAAGCAGAGAAACAAACCACCACGACGAGGGCGATCACGACCATTGTTGTATCAGACATCAAAGTCTCCTTGATTAGTTTTTGAAGTTCTTGCACAGCTGCAGAATTGCAGACTGTACACCCTCATCCTCGGAAATACTCTGGATGATGGCAGAGTAGTCCTCACACTCCGACTCGGAAGTCGCGTCTGAGAACATGCCCACTGCATCTGACGTCAGGCCAGACACTGTGGACGCGGTAGCGCTGGCTGCGGAGGATACACCATTGATGGTCCCCGTCACCGCTCCTGACACAGCACCCTTGGTACCGTTCCAGGCTCGACCCACAAGACCCTCAGCATCATCAGCGATCTCCTCGACCTCTGATTGTGCATCTTCCAAAGCCTGAGCGGCCCTAAGTTGGGCCAGCTGGATCTTTTGTTCCAACAGCAGGTTCAGCGCGTTGTCCTCACGGAGCATCGCACCGATCTCACCCCCCGGAAGTGTGGGAGGAGAGGTCATCTCTTTCAGCTGCCAGATGGCGTCCTGAAGGTTGTAGCTGGGCGTGAGCTCCAGGTCGTAGGTCGTGACGAACTCAGCAAGCTGCTCTGAGCTCATGTAGCGTTGGTCAGCGAAGCCATCGGCCCAGCCAACAAGGAACAGTGTGCTTGAAGTTGCAACACCGACAGACAGGCCCAGGACGGCGGCGATAGTTGTGGATTTAGACATCATAGTCTCCTAAGGTTGTGTTACGGTTATACCGACAGGACTTCGTAGGCTGCGACCACATCAAGCAGTGGCATACCGGAGCCGATGATAACCCAGCGGTTGTTAGGGTGGAAGCGATTGCGACGCTTGCACTCAACGTTCAGGAACTCACCGTCTTTGGTGCGGACCCTCAGAGGACCCAGGTTGTTGGGCAGCTCTTTGTTACGTGCATTGAAGTAAGCGACGGATTTGGAGTTGGTGAAGTTGAACATAGTAGTATCCTTTCAGGATGTGATGATAGCGAGTCCCCAGGCAATAGCGCCGAGGATCAGGATTAGAGCGAAGATCGTTTTCTCTTCACGGTCCATCAGTAAGCACTCACGGCGAGGGCCACAACGGTTGTGATCAAGATGCCAAGCAAGTTGACAATCTTATGAGCATCATCTCGCCCGAAGGCAACGACGACGACTGTCGCGGGGATAGCAACCATTGCGATTACAGCAGGGGTCATGATAATAGTCCTTATCAAAGTTGTTCTTAGAAGATCATTCTTCTATTATAGATACACCGTTTTTCTCACTTTTTTGACTCCATTCTGGTCAGAATGTTGTACTCCGCACCACGCCGAAGACGTAGCCAGAAGCGCCAAGTCCCCTTTGCAGGACGACGGAGGAAGTAGATGTTGTTGTCAGTGTCGACCAGCACGCCACGGGGGCGTACAGTCTTGATACGGGCGGAGGTTACCGACGAGTTAGTCCGCGTAGAGTTCCCCGTAAGGAAGATCCCAGCGCCTTTACGACATCGAATAGCGTAGTTATCAACAGCTTCCATGTAAACCTATCCTCCTTGCGTTTACCGATCAGGTAGTGATCCCGGAAGACCTTGTGCAGGCCGGGATCCAAGAGACCGAACATGAAACCGTAGTACAGTGCCCGTAAGCCCCGGTCCGGGTGGACCAGCCCCCAACGGGTTCCACGATCATCCACCACGTAGCGCGGGAGATGCCATTCTTTCACGATCACAGGCTTCTTGCCCAGGGGCTCAACAAAGTAGTATATTGAGGTCTTCCCAAAGAACTCTACCCTAGATCGTTCACCACGAAGCTCCTTCTTAAAGGGATCGTAGTAGTAGTCATCCAGTAAGGGCATCACAACAACCCCTGATGTTTGAGTTCCGCGTACCACGCAGGCTCTTGATAGCGCAGCTTATAGCGCCACATGATGCCGAACGAGGGCCGCTGAAGGAACCACCAATCAGAGTGGTCGTCGTACACCGACATCGCGTTACCGATGGCGGCGATGGGAGAGGAGGTTATTGGCGACCCCTCCCAAAAGCCCGAAAGGATAAGACCGGGTCCTGAGTTCAAAGCCAGGAACCGATAGTTATCGATCCAGATCTGTGCCATCACTCGATACCAAGCAACAGTTTCTTCAGGACCATCAGGTCGCCATGAGCAACCTCAGAGTCCAGATCCGACACACGGTCAACGAGCTCGGCATGCTCCTTGGCCCAGGCCGTTTCAACAAAGTAGATGTCACCACCCTCGTTGGTTGTTCCGACGAAGAAATAGATGTAAGTCCCATCCTTCGTGGCACCGCAGTTGTCCAGGACCCACTCATGCGAGTAGTCCGAGTAGAGCGCCTCGTCCAGCGCTTCCCAGTCTTCAGGACCGTCCAGGATGCACAAGTCGCCCCCCATTGCTGCAGGTAGATCTTCGTTCTGGCCCAGGTCCTCGAAGTAGCTGGCGACCAGAGCACGGATTGCGAACTCGGGGACTTGCTCAAGTTTGGTGTAACGCTGCATGATCAGGACTCGACTTTCTGGAAGAACAGGACGTTGGTCTGGAAGAACTCCAGCGATTGGGTCGTGATGACATAGTTAGTGCCAGGATTGAAGATCTCATCCAGTCGGTCAGAGTCCAGGCGAACCTGGGTCATGCGGTGGTACGGTGTGACCAGGTCTCCGATAGCGAGCTTGGAGTCTTGGTTCAGTGGTGTCGTCGATCCCATCATAGGGCTCCTTCGTTATTGTTGTTGTTGGCTTCTTCGGCCAGGATTGCTTCCCAACGGCATTTCTTTGTGAACCAGTGGGAGGTATACATCGCTCCTGCCAGGACAAGGACGATGATCGATACGGTAAGATAAGTCATTGGGAAGTTCCTTATTAGGGGTTAGCGAGCCGCAGCTCGTGAGGGTAGCGGTTGAACAGTTCTTGGCTCCAGCTGGTGGAGTACTGTCCGACCTTGTTGCCTTTGTTGGAGCCAGACATCAGGCAGACGCCATGGCGACGTTCGTGGAACAAAACCACTAAACCATTCTCCGGAATGTAGCCCAGCCACGGGTACTTGATAGGTTCTGGTAGAGGCGGGTCTCGCAGGATACGGGTGATCATGATCATACGCCTGCCTCCTTCAATTGTAGCTGATGTCCTTGTGGCATCGGCATCTCCTTTTTTTTTTTCCTTTAGAGTTACGTACGAACGTTGCTCATGGTCACAACGTCATCGGTCAGGTCCCAGTACTGGTGCTGGAGAGTCTTGATCACCGTCCCTACCTCCTGGCAGGTAGCGCTGACACCTTGGGCCACAACAACATACTCGCCGTTGTTGGTGGCCATGACCACAGTCTCATGCTTACGATGCCGCATCAGATACGGACGCTTTGGGACCTTGCCTGTGGGGGCGGGGGGTAGGCTTGTGCTCACTATAGGCATCTCAGATCCCCACATTCACGATCACACGGACACACTGCTCAGGGTTGCCCTCGAACAGACGATCGATCAGTGTGGCCTCACCGGTCCAGCAGAGGTTCTGCCAGAACTGAAGTGGTTCCTTCGTCCCTTTCGGGGTGAAGACGAGACCCAGCATGAACTCTTCAGGCTCAACACACTCGATCGTGTGCGTGGTGCTGGTGAACGGAACAAAGTCATCACAGCTCAGGGGGGCCGGGGCCTCAAAGTTTGAGAAGGACACCTCAGGGACAGTACCAGCGTCAAGACCTGGAAGTACGGTCATCACGAACATGATAGTGCTAAGTGTTGTGGACATCATAGTCCTCCTTGAATTTGGCCCTGTCTTTGTAAGGGCCATTGATGGGTATGGAACCGGTGAACTTGAGCATCAACGGGAAGTTGTACTCAGAGTGCAGCCAGCAGTGATGCTTCTCCGACCAGGTTCCGTAGAACGTGTGGCCGTGGAAGTCGAGGTGCATTGGGCCCCAGTGACGTGGGATCCAAGCATTTTCATAGTTGTACTCAGCGAGTTTTTTCTCGGAGACAACGTGGTGGAAGAGCCAAGCTTTACGCTTGACCCAGGACCAGAGTGAACCGGTCATCCAGCCATCGATCCTAACAGGAGCGTGGTATCCTCAGCCTTGACCCTTGCCTCAAGGACCTGAGGGTCTTCTGCCTTCCGTACCAGCACACACCAGTCTTCCGGCGCGTGGAGCAGGATGGTCTTGCTCGCGTCTTCACGATAGAGACCTGCCTTCTCATCCCAGCTTGCGCTGATCGAGCGACCGTCAGGCATTTCCACCATGATCTCCGGGAACTTGTGCTTGCAGAAGCGATCCCAGGAGCCCTGGATATCAAGGCCAAGATCATCGTCCACACCCAGCAGCCGTTCATCCCGGACACTTGGCTTTGCGGAGATGTCGACCCAGCGGTTAGGGACTAGGCCAACAAGGTGGTGAGGGTGGTTTGCGAAGCGATACGCATTCCAGGTGTTGTCCCACTCAAGCACGTGGGGCTCGCCACTCCCTGGGAACTGAACAACCACACGACGACACTTCCTTCCACAGAAGTTCATCCAGGCCAGGTCAGTGTCCACAGCGTCTTCAGCGAGCTGAGCTTCAGCAAGCTTCTGCAGGGTCTTACGACCGAACACGACAGACAGTAGCAAGAGGGAGAATAGTAGGGGGAAGAAACCATTGTTCATCACAGAACTCCTTATGGTAGGTTGGGTTGGGTTGTTATACGTTAGCCGCAGCTTCACCGATCAGGTGGTAGGTCAGGTTAGCGGCACCGGGATAAGCCTCACGGGCCAGCTCTTCTGACGTGTAGAGGACCGTGCTGTAGACGTTGCTGCCCCGCATGATGATCCAGCTCTCCTTGACCTCGGTGTCGCTGACGGAAGTCGCCACTGCTAGAGAACGGAACTCGCCAGGAGTTCGCTCAGACTCCTTGACCAACCGGCCAGAGGTCTGAGAAATCATGATCCGGCGACCACTGTTCATGGTGTGGATCACGTCGAAATTGGCGATGTAGCCGCCGGTGCTTCTGAGCTTAACCATTGTCAGACACCGGAACATCAGTGGTGGAGCCCTTGAAGTCGACATCAGGGATGACCGACTGCGGACGGAACACGACCTTGTAGTGGTACTCGGACACGTCGATAGCATCGATCTGTTCGGCAAAGTAGGTCACGTTGTCAGAGAGACCCAGGTAGTGTTTCTTGTACTCGTCAGGGCCGACCTTGCAGGTGACCTTCAGGCTGGTGCCGATGTCCAGAGAGCACTTACCCTCGACCACCAGGATGTACGAGTCGGTGATACCGTTGTAGAACACGATACGCCGTTCAACACCGAAGTTCGATGCGGACTGCGACAGGTTGCGTGAGGCCACTGAGGCAGCATCATCACAGGCGACCAGAGCGGCCAGAGCGAGCAGGGCAATGCCTGCGTTACGAAGGATCTTCTTCATTTGTAGGACTCTTTCTTTTCCAGTAGAGCATTGAGCTCTTGTTGATTTTTAGAAGGTGGTCTCGACACGATATCAAACCCCGATGGGATCTGAACTGCTTCAAAGCGGTATGGAGCCTTCGAGAGGTACCTATGACTGTAGGAGTCATAACCGTCTAGGCGAGGGACCCACATCCACAGGACAGGGTCACAGGTCTTTGTTTCCCACACAAGCACCAGGGGGTGTTTGCGGGTCTGGAACTTTGCCCACACTTCTTTACGTGTGCGGTATTCCTCGGCCTTCTTCATCTCCAAGAGTTTATACTTGAAGATCTGCTGTCGGATCCAGAGGAAGACGTACAGGATGATCAGCAGTGTCCACAGAGCAGCTTCCATCTTACAGGTTACCTCCACGGATGTTGAGCCAGCTCGGAAGTGGGATGTGCTCCCAACGGTAGGGCACCCGTGTTAGGGCATGGCCGTCGTAGTCCTGGTAGTTGCCGATGGCCACGTTCCAGTAGTAGTGCTCGGGATCAGAAGCCCCGTAGAGCCTGATCTCGATGATCGGATGACGGTGCTTACAAAACGTCTTCCAGTTGGCAGCACGTTCTTCGTCCCTCCGTACCTCCGCCCGACGCTCTTCAGCCTCGGACAGTCGGTGTAGTGTGAGGATGATCCAGAACAACACTGCAAAGAACAGCAGCATCATGGAACCTACCACAAGGTTTATCAGGGTAAGGTCTGTCATCTCACGTTCCTTGTATCAAGACTGGTGATGGCGAGTCGCTGGGGCTCATGACCCCTTCCCCTCTTTGATGTACCATCCCTCTGTCTGGGACAGTTTGAGGCCAGGGATCCGAATACCGGCAATCTCCAACGCGGCAAACTGCTCAGCCCGGAACCGGTTGAACTCCATCCGCTTCTGCAGACGGGGTATCCAGTCAGGAACCAACATCATGGAGAAGAGGACATCCCCGAACTCCTCGATGATCCGAGCAGTGCCCTCCTGGTTGTCGATTGACTCTCCGAGCTCTCCCAGTTCCTCATCAAGCTTACGACGAGCGTAGCCTGCCTTACCCAGCCGAGCCTTGCGCTCCTCCTGGGCCTTGCTGAAAGTATAGAGATCCTTGAGGAACTCTTTGTTGAAAGTGTCCATAGTGGGTTGTACTCCATCAAAGGTGTGTGTGTGTTAGGTAGTGTGGGGTGAGGGCTTTAGCCTCGTTGTCATCGTGTAACCTCATGGGGTTAGAGTTCTTTGTTGGGTTAGAAGATCATTCTTCTATTATAGATACACCCTTTTCCTCACTTTTCTGGGCTATTTCCGGGAGTTCCGCAGGACCACCTTGCCGAAGTAGTTCCGCCAGTGTGGGCCCTCAGCATCCTCCCGCTTGTAGTGGTTGAAGACCTTAGGGAGCGTCAGAGCCTCCGCAGGGGACACCCAGAGCACGAGTCCTGACAGCTTGTTGAACATGTGCAAGATGCTACCGTCCGGGGTCACCTTGAGGCAGGGGTAAGGTGTTAGGCTGACCTTCAGCTTGACCTTGACGCTCATCCCAGGAACCTCCCCAGAATGGTCACATGACGGAGTTCGATCTTTTCGATCGTGTGGACCCCCTCTTGCCCGTGAGGTACTAGGTCGGAGAAGATGTCCAACTCCTCCTCGGTCAGGGTGGGATACACACTCTCACGGGTCTCACCACCACGGAAGTGGCCCCAGTTGTACAGGTGTGGTTGGTTTACGGAACGCTCCCGGATCAGGTCTGAGACCTTTTGCACGAGGGCAAGAGTCTCCAGTCCCTCCTTGTTGTCCGGTATCACGGTCTCCTGGGTCACGTAGTCCGCATCGTTCTCGTCGGCTTTCACCAGAAGGAAAGTCTGTGTTGTCTTGTCGCTCATGTTGTGGGGTTCTCCGTGGTTGTGGGGGTGGGGGTGGACCTGGCGCCGGTGCTGTACCAGGCCCAGGCCGTAGCAGCGTCCTCGAAAGAAATGGCCGACTCCGGACACTGCCGTAGCCCGTGGGCCTTCTTGAACAGGAGCAGGAGGTAGGCCAACTGTTGGAACTGCTGGAGGGTATTGACCTCACCGTGCAGGAACAGGTTGATGTGGTTCTCAGGATCGCCCTCGGCAGGTACGAGGGGCTCGCGGGTGTAGGCGTAGTAGCCTCCCCCGAACAGACCGCCCTGGTCGAAGTAGAGGAACAAACGTCGTGGTGTGTCTTGGCTGATGCTGGTCATGGTGTAGGTTACTCCATCAAAGGTGTTGTTGTTGTTGTGGTCAGAAGATCATTCTTCTATTATAGATACACTAAATTCCTCACTTTTTACCACGTTTCTACCAGGGGACGTTATATGATATAGGAGTCCCAAAACCGGTAGTTTTACCAGGGGACGTTATATGATAAGGGTGCCTCGGTTCCCTCATCGGTGGTCCTGACCATCAAGATAAATCAGGCTCTGTGACCAGACTCTTAGGGTAAGGTATCAGAAGAAGTATCTAAGCTCCACGGGGCGAGGGTCTGCCGAGGGTCACCTGAATGACAACTTGGTAAGGCGGGATGACTCAGCAGAGAGTTGTCCGAGGGAAGTAATGTCAGGTCTACTGTTACCCCGGTCCCCCTCCTTTATGATACTTCTTCTGATGCTTTACCCAGTAGAGAGGGTCATATAGGATGTCCGAGGCTTATGAAGTAACCTCCTCATTCATCCTTCATCATCCATTCCTATACTACATCCTTCATCATACATCATCACCACACATAAGGTAATACACCCACATGACTTACTCCACATACTTCGCCGGTGCCAACTCTGCTCCAACAGCCAGCGTTGCACCTGATGAACAACAACAACCCAACACCACAACTAAACAACCTATCACCAGCTACTCCGAGTACTTCGGTGAAGCGGTGAAAACCATGCTGAAATAAGGAAACCTGATCATGGCACGAGGACTCGACGAAAAAGACATCGCTAAGGTGACGAAGCAAGAGAAGGGTAAACGGCTCGGAGGTCGTCCCAAAGGGGGCAAGAACCGGTTTAACTGGAACGCTGTACGCCAGATGGAAGATGCCGGGTTCGACCCCATTGAGAAGATGATGGAGCTCTATCTGATCCTCCATGAAGAGATCGTGGCAGTCCGTGAGCGGGAGGGTAAACTTACCTACACCAGCTCCAGTCTTGTCACCTCAGCACGACAGATCCTTGAGACTCTGGCCCAGTATGGCTACCTCAAACGTCGTCCTGATATCGAAGATCCTGAAGCGATGGATCCCCTGTCGATCAAGCTTGTGCTGGTCCAGGAACAACCACGGGTGAAGGCTGAGCCTGACCCTAGCACTGAGGAATAATAAGCATAATGACCATCCGCCTGATGATACGCCAACCTGACTGGGACGAGCAGACGTTCGTTCCCTTCGACTATGATATTGGTGATGAGGACACGGAGACGAAAGCTCTGGAGCTGTTCCAACAACGTAAGCCAGGACCGCTGGACCGTCGTGTACAGAAAGACTTTTCGAAGCTGTTCCCTGAGGGTCTCTGGGTGGTCAGTGGCATGATCATGGAGTTTGATGATGACGGTTATCCGTTGTTTGACCATGACGAAGATACGGGTGAGCGGATTATCCCTGACCCTGTAGAAATTCATAAAGGATACTTTCACTGATGAGTAGTAGTAATACAACTGTAAATAAATCAGGCACCTACGCCGCTCTTGCTGCGGGCTTCGTGTTCTGTGTGGGCTATGTTGTGGGCAAAATTGCTCAGGGCATGATCCTTGGCATCGGGGTGGCTATTACCCTGCACCTACTGGGCTAGAGCGCCAACCTCTGACACCAGAGGATAGTACCTCCCCCACCACCATCACTCCCCCCATCCTCAAGGAGACTTCTACTGCTATGGCACACTCTCATGCACCATTGTACAGTGAAAGCGAGGTGATCCGGTATCTCCAAGTACGTCTCTAAAGGACACTACTTGGTCAAGGTGCCGAGCCGTTCCTCTAACGTTGATCCGGCACACCCCCACTCGTCTCTACCCCCATCATAACAACCCCCTTGAAAGAACCACATCATGTTTAAAGATAACACACCTGTAGAAGAAGTCGTAGTCGCCAAGACCGCCGCTGTTGCACCCAAGCGCTCCAAGGAAGTCCTTGACGCTGTTGATGTTGTGACGCGTGAGCTGTCTGACATTCCTGGTGGGGATAACATCTCCAACCACATCCGAGCCTTGCTGGAAGTGTAACACACCATGCCCACCGTAGAACTTCACCGAGCTCAGTCAGAGATTGTCTATGACATGTTCGGACCCAATCCTGAGTGGACCCTCCGCTACGGCGTTGTTGTTGGCTCACGAGGGTTGGGGAAGTCCTACGTTGCGGCAACCTCAGCTGTCATGGCCATCGCAGAGCTGGAAACCCTCCCCTCTTCTGTTCCCAATAAAAACATCAGCTTGATTTGTGGGTCAAACCAACAGGTTGCTGACGTTTATCTTCCTCTTTTCAACTTCGTCTACGGACTAGACCACCCACGACGCTGTGTCAAGCACACGACAGCCCTTGGCCAGGTCCGCTGGACTTTCAAGAACGGCACCACGCTCTCCCTACGCTCGGCAGAAGTCGCTGAACGGATGCGGGGCACAGGCCAGTACATGGTGATCCTTGACGAGATGCCCACCTGGGAACTCAAAGGCTCTAACCACGAGACGGTCTGGGAGTCGATCATCAACCCCACAATCACCACCCGTTGGTCCCCTGAACAAGCCACCGCTGTTGGAGCTCCTAGCCCCGGTCGCGCTCTGTTCATCGCCTCGCCCCTCGGCAAGGACTACTTCTACGAGCTCTCCATGAACACTATCGTGGATCCTCGCTGGAAGACCCGTCAGTATACCTATCGCGACTCTCCTCTGCTGTCCCAGAAGACTATCGAGGAAGAGAAGAAATCCATGGACCCCATGCGGTTCGCCCGAGAGTACGAGGCCTCCTTCGAAGAGTCTGGTGCTCGTGTCTACCATTCGTTCGATCGTGTTATGCATGTTGAGAAAGACTTGGCCCCCTTCGGAGAGACCGAGACTGTCCATGCCGCTATCGACTTCAACGTTCTGAAGAACTGCACAAGCTTCCATGCCATCCGTGGTGGCCAAATTCACACACTGGAAGAGTCCATTGGTACAGCAAATACTCAAGAGCTTGCGGAGCTTATCCGTCGTCGCTTTCCTAAGAACAAGATCATCTGTTACCCTGACCCCTCAGGAGTTGCAAGAAAGACTTCCGCTGTGGTTGGAGTCACCGACTTTAGTATCCTACGACAGGCAGGCTTCGAAGTTCTAGCAAAGTCTAAGGCCCCTGGTATTACCGACTCTGCCAACGCTGTGAACAGGATGTTCCTGAACGCTGCTGGAGAGACCAACTGGTATGTCGCTCCTGTCTGCACCCACTTCATCAAGTCTCTGGAACGTACTGTGTGGCTAGAGAGCCGCCCTGACTCGGCCATCATTGACAAGTCTCTGGACGTGGAACACTTCGGCGACGGTGCTCGCTACTTCGCTGAGTACATGTTCCCCGTAAACTCCTATCGTACAGCAACCAAGAGAGGCTTTGTGTTCTGATGTCTATTTCCACCTATATGTTCTCGGCTCTGGCCGTCTCCGACCGCGCCTATATCGACGGTAAGGATCCTAACGAGTCCTTCAACAGTAACCAGGAGTTCACGGTCCTGCCCAACGTCCGCGCCTTTGACGAGATCAAGTCAGCGGCAAGGAATGCAGGGGCGCTGCCCGTGTTCGGTCGTAGGGTCATGAAGCCTTACTCCACACAGCCTGAGCCCAGCATCGTCACCGTGACCATCAACCTTGACTCCTCACAGTGGCGCTACAACTCTGCCTTCGCAGGCCTCTGGACAGGAACCAACAGAGAGCGAGTATTCAAACTTGCCCTGTCTGATGTTCCGTTCGCCGATATCTCATCAGAGCTCTATGACGGTGATTACATCCTCTTCCGGGGTGTGCCTTCGGGCCACTCCATGCAGCTCTCCACCGCCGATGCTGCGACCGTAAAGCTTGAGATTGTTCTTACAGAAGAGCTGAGCCCTATCATCCGTAACCGGGTGGCTGAGGCTAACTCCGCTCTGTTCTCCCCCTTGGACATCAACTGGTTCTCCGGAGCCACACCCGTCAACTGGACCTCCAACGGCACTCCTGTCCTCTGGTCCACAGGTATCGCCCTGTCAGGTACTCCGAGTATCGACTCCGATGGACGTTATCGCTTCACCGTACAGAACGTTCCGAGCACTGTGGCAGGTCGAACTGTTATTGCCAGGACCGGTGACTATATCCGTGTCTTCACAGGAGACGACCCCTCCGTCGGTATCACAACCCGTGTGAACCAGAACGCAATCTTCTATGGTGGAAGTAACGCTGTGATCTTCGTGGATGACTATATCCCTAAAGCTGGCAACGTCTTCATAGGTTTCAACAGGAGCTACTAACATGCCAGCACCTATCTTTACGGACCCAAGCTACGCTTCTGGTAGCAACCTTGTCATGGGCTTGGGTTCCTTCAACACGGCTCTGAACAACACCCTGGAGAAAGTCTGGAAAGACATTCTTACCAAGGGTGTTCAGCACATCGAAAATACCAGCGGTAACACCTCCGGTTCGGCCTACACAGGTACCACCGTTGAGACTGCCAACAACAACACTAACGGCGCTTTCTTCACCTGGACCTGTCCCGTAACAAGCGCCGGTGCAACCTCCATCACCATCAACGGTAACTCTACCCGTAACCTCCGTTACTATGATGCAGGTAGCGGCTCCTCCAACACCAAGGCAGGCAGCCTCCTTGCAGGTCGCACTTACCTACTGCAGGTTCGGGGTAGCAGCAACTACTGGATCGTCTCTGAGAGCCTTTCTCTGAGCGAGTTCATGGAGAACCTCACCTACCGTCTTGTTGATGAGGGTGGTACGGCCTCCGCCTACACCGCCAACACAACCACCTCCACCAACACTGCAGGCTTTGTTCTTACCAACTACAGCACCTTCACCTGGGTCCCCACGCTCGACTGTCTGGCCAACGCCACCTTGAGCATCAACGGTACCACAGCCCTACCCCTGAACCGTGGCAACAACACCACCGTACAGGCAGGGGACCTCAAAGCAGGTCGTACCTACGTGCTGCAGAAGCGTACTAACAACTACACTGTCATGAACTCCGGTCTCAACCAGGGTGACCTCGACATTATCACTGCTGCTGCAAACACTGCCTCCACAGCTGCTGCTGCTGCTTCTGCCAAGGTTGACACTCTGCTGGTGCCTGGTACTTCCATGGGTGGCTTCTCTCTGCTGGAAGACGCTGCAGGAAACACTCTGCTTCGTAAGGACCCTGATGGTCTGAACTTCATTCCTAGCCAGCCCATGTCTGACCGGGTCGGTGTGAAGATAGGCACCTCGGACAAGACCCTCTCTGGCTTCCCCATGTTCACTGATGGTAACGGCAACATGCTGATGGTCAAGGACCCCACAGGTCTAGACTTCGTGCCTAGCGATACACTCCTGGGCCGTCTGGGCGCTGTGAGCTCTGCTGCTCCTGCCGGGGCCGCCTACTCTCGCACTGTCGGCAGCCTGTTCGTCTACGCCATCCGTAACGCCAAGAACCAACTGGAAGAGTTTGTCTCTAACGGTAACTACACCTTCTTCCGTAACGACACCTCCGAGGGTGAGACCCCCACGCCTGTCCTTGACATGATCACCGTACAGGGCCAGTCTCTGTCGGTCGGTGCTACCTGGACAAACACTGCTACTCCTGACACTATCGACATCGGTAACGAAGATGCCTACATTCTTGTGGGTCTGAAACGTGCGGATTCTCAGAACGTTGTTATTGACGTCCGTGGTGCCCTGTCCCAGCCTCTGCTCAAGACTGCTGATGCTACTGACATCGGACCTCTGGACTTCTCCGGTAACGGTGCTAACACCATCTCCTCCGTTGCGGCTCCTATGGCCGGATCCCTGAACCGTCACCGTAAGACTGCAGGGGCTCCTCGCAGCTCTGTCCTTACGATCTCTCATGGCTACTCAGGTGTTGCCTGGGACCTGATTGACTCGGATCCTGCAACGGGCCCCAGCTCTGACACTACCATCTGGGATAACACTGTGTACTGGACTCAGCAGGCCAAACGTATGGCCGGTATCCAATCCGCAAGCCTTGCCTGTCCTGCCCACGTCATGGTCCACGGTACCTCAGCAAAGAGCGTTTCCAGCCCGATCTACTACAACTTCCTCACCAACTACATGACCGACTACCGGAACATGCTGCTCTCTGAGGGCATCCCTGGTGCTGCTCACCTCTACCTGACGCAGTCTTCTGGTGATGCTAATACGGCTAACGATACTAACTGGGATGTTACCCAAGACCAGCTACGGTTCTGCCAGGAAAACAAGGCCACTCTGGCCACTCCTCTGTATCCGTATCCTATCTGGGACAACAACGTTCACCCTGATGGTGAGACCACCTTACGGTTCTCCGAAGCCATTGCTAAGGCGATCGCTGAAGAAGCTGCTGGTCGTAAGTGGACAACTTTGGGCCCTCTGGGCTGGACCGTCCATGGTAACTCTGTGACCATCCAACTGGATCGTCGTCTTGATGAGAACCTGGTGGCTCACGCCTCAAGCAAGTACGCTGGCGCTGGCATCAGCAACATCGGCTTCGAAGCGACCGGTGCTACCATCTCCTCTGTGGACGTGTTCACTGACCGTGTCCGCCTGAACTGCTCGGCTGTGCCAACAACCATCAGCTATGCCATGCAGGTACAGGACATGACAGGTGTTTCCGGAAACCAGTACACCGCTCACCGTGGTCTGCTCCGCTCCAGCTACTCATGGAAATCCCTCTATGATGGCAACCTGATCTACCGTTGGGTTCCAAGCTTCAAAATCACCCTGTAAGGAACTACAACATGCCTCTTAAATTCCAATTTGCTGAGAACTCTGGGCTGGGCAACCTCGGCCCGAGCACCTCCATCAAGACGACCCTTGCCGGTCTCACTGGCTTCCAAAGCTTCTTCGTTGTCGGGGAGGGCGAGACCCTCAGTGGTAGCGCCGTTTCCTCCTGGGTAGCTGCTGAAGGTACAGGGGCCTTTGCGGCTCCTAGCACAGTACGTCGCCCTATCAAGGCTGCACGGGACGGTCTCTCCACCCACCGCTATGACGGTACCATGGTGCAGTCGCTGTCCGGAGTCACTCTGGGAACCAAGACCAACTACACTGTTGGCATGCGGTTCTACTCCAACGAGTATACCGAAGACGTTCAGATCATCTGTGGTCAGGACACCGCGGCCCCGAACACCCGCATCTTGAGCCGCTTTGCTAACGGTGCTCACCGCTTCGAGTCTGATACGGCTCAGGTGCCTGTGGACAACCGTAACGGCTGGCGCACTATGCTATGGTGTATTTCCGGTGGTACTGCGAAGCTGAGCATCGATGGCTCTCCCTTCGCCACCCAGGCCGTTGCAAGCTTCAACTTCCCTGACTTCCATATCGGTAACGCCCGCCTCTCCGCAGGTGATGCCAAGATCGACATCCGCTCTGTTCTCCTGATGAACTCTGACGTGTCGTTGGTCCCCGCAAACCTTGCCATCGCCAAGCGCGCTCTTGACGTTGCATAACCCTAAGGACTATTCTCATGTCTCTACCATCAGACTACTACTCCTCAGGGGGCATCAGTGCTCCCGCCTCCACAGTACTGGCCGTAACGCCCTCTGACACTGTCTCATTCGAGAACGTTGCTGTTACCCTGTACATCACAGGTGGTGGGGCTCTACACTTCATCACTCTGTCCGGCTCTGAGGCCACCGTCACCGTCCCTGACAATTGTTTCTGGCCCGTTCGGGTCTCGCAGGTCCTGGCCACTGGCACAACCGCAACCGGCATCTTTGCCCTAGTCTAAGGAGAGCGACATGAAACTCGGATTAGGCCTAGCCCTCACGGCTCAACGTCTGAACCTACGGCGGCTTGTCCCTGTCGATGTCCCTCCCGCCGAGGCACCTGCCGTTGTTACTCCTCTGAGCACCAGCTCTAGCTCTGCTCTGGTAGGCCAGACCCTTACCGTCACTACTGGGGAGTACAGCGGCGAGCCCGCACCTGGCTTCCGCACTTACCAGTGGTACCGTGATGGGGTCACTCCTATCGACAATACCGACAGTACGACCTACACCGTTATCGAAGCGGACAATGGCCATGGTATCAGTGTTACGGAGACGGCCTCTAACCCCTCAGGTGCTGTAACTTCAAGTCTTGCCTACTGGACCGGTGGTGTTGCCCAAGGGCTCACTGCCATGTCCCCTCCTACTATTGTAGGGACTCCCTCTGTCACCCTCTCAGGTACCACAGCGACGCTCAGTGCGGTCTCGACAACCGGCTGGCCAAAGCCTCGCTTGTCCTATGTCTGGAAGAAAGACGGAGTGTCCATTGATGGTGAGTTCGGCACGACCCTTACTACCACGGGGGCCGGAGTCTACACAGTAGTCGTCACAGCTCTTTCCCTCGGAACCTCTGTGAACAAGACCTCTAACTCTGTGACCTACGTTGCTGCTCCTGCCTATCAGATCCTTGAGTTCAACCCCACAACATCCAACACCTTCACTGATGATGCGGGTACCGTGGCCGCCTCCACAGGCGCTGCCATTGCTGTTGCCAAGGGCGACGGTGGTAAGACTTTCCGCCAGACCCTCGCGTCACGCCGACCTACGCTCTCCGGAACCAACGCTATCAAGTTCCAGAACAGCACTTCTCAGCTGCTGGAGTCTACGGACCCGGCAATCCTGGGTCTCCATGGCAGCTTCACCAAACCTTTCGAGGTTGAGCTGGTCATCAACTTCCAGGCCATCAATCTGAACACTGCAATGATCAACTGGGGACTATCGAGCTCTAACACACCGTGGTTCAACTTTACGCTGAACTCGTCTAACGCTCTTGTGACCTCCGTCCGCAACGACGCGTCTTCTTCCACCACGCTGTCCGCAGGCCTCTTTGAGCCTACCCTGAACACGGACTATAACGTGCGCTCTCGTTGGGTAAGTGGTGTCTGGACAACCTGGATCAACGGCAACATGCTGAACTCTCCTGTGGACTCCTCATCTCTGATTGCTCCCACGACAACCGACCGGTTCAACATCAACGGTCGCTATCTCGGATCTAGCAACCTGTCACAGCAAGGTAACTTCACGCTGAAGTCCTTGATCCTCCGTGATCTATCGTAAGGAACCTATCATGCAATACGATCTTGATCTGGAAGAAACACATCGCCACACACCTGACGTAGGGCCACCACCGGTCCCTTCGGTGATCACGACTATTGTATCAGTGGACGAGGGGCTCTCTATAGAAGAGGGCTCCCAGCCACCTATCATACGGGTCCATAGCGGCCACCCTCACCAAGTCCACCACAACCCTATCGTCCTCAACCTACTTGAGCAAGGACGTGGCCTAGAATGGCTCACCTCGTTCGTTCTTCTATGGTTTGCTATTAGCCTCTGGGTTCCTGGTAATACCTTCGACTCTGTCAACTATAGTACCTTCCAATCGATGGGTATTCACGAGACCATCATGGCCATACCCCTCGCAGCTGTTGCGTTCATGCGGATGGTCGGATTACACATCAATGGGCGCTGGAAGCGTTCCCCTATGCTACGGATGATAGGTGCTATCGCTGGTGCTGGTGCCTTTGCCATGCTTGGTTCCGCCTTCCTTGGACCCTACGTTGCCGGTCTCAGTCCACTATCCACAGGCCCTGGGGTTTACTTCCTACTCGCGCTCTCTGATACACTTGCAGCTTACAGGAGCGGAACCGATGTTCGAATGGCTAAGTCAGGCCACGAGTGAAGATTGGGTTATCCTTGGTAGTTTTATTGGTACTGTTCTTGCTGCGGCCATAGTGGCTGCTCAAGGCATGCTCAAAGGTAAGGCTCCCCAGAAAGCAGTTCTACAGACTACGGTTGACAACTACTGCGGTGCGGATAAACTGGTCGCTCTCATTCGTGAGGACCTGAAAGAAATCAAACAAGATCTCGACAGGCTAGATGAACGCGTCATCAGGCTGGACGAGAGGACAAGGAAATAACATGCAAACTACTTCTGACCGAGGCATCGTTCAACTAGTCGGTCTGGAAGGGATTGTGCCTGCCCCCTACCTTGACTCCAAGAACATTTGGACTTTCGGTATCGGACACACAGTGAACGCTGGTGGTCTCGATCCTGCCAAGATGCCCCGTGGTAACCCCACAGACCTAAGCTATGCCCTGAGCACCGCTATCCAAGTATTTGACACAGATCTCCAGAGCTATGAAGAACGAGTACGCTCTGCCCTGAAGGTCCCCGTGGCCCAGCATCAGTTCGATGCCCTGGTCAGCTTCGACTTCAACACGGGCGGTATCTTCCGGGCCAACCTTACTAAGCTCCTCAATGCCGGAGCCTCCACCGATGCTGTTGCTGATGCCTTCTATGGCTGGCTCGTACCCCCTGAGATCCGTTCCCGGCGGACTGCTGAGGCTGAGCTCTTCCGTACAGGTACCTACCAGAACCGCACCAACATTCCAGTATACGGCGTCAATACTGCAGGAAAGCTGTTGGGGGCAACCTCCACAGTGAGTGCCACGCAACTCCTTGCTATCCTTCAAAAAAATAACTCCGTGACCAGTCCCTCCAACTTTACCTCCAAGGAGACTCTCGAATGGTCAAAGATTTTCCCGTGCCTTTTCCCAAGCTAAAGGGCTGGCGCACCCGCATCTTCAACATCACTATCGGTCTCGTCACCGTTGGCGTGTCGGTGGTCGGTGCCCTACAAGACAACATCTCCTACCTAGATCTAACTCCAAATACGCGAAACATGCTGCTGATCGGCATTGTCGTCTTTCAGACTATCGGCAACGTAATCCTACGTGAATTCACAGATAGCGCTCCAGGAACAAATGGTAAATAAACCGTATAGCTACGTCAAGCCAAAGAACCAAACTCAGATCGATCTCGTTGAGTCGTTGAAAACCAATCCCGTAACCGTTGTACGAGGACCTGCCGGTACAGGCAAGACCTTCATGTCAATGGCCACTTACGTTGAGATGCTGCTTTCTTCCAATGAGTTCCGTCAACTTGTGTTCTGCCGCCCAAACGAACCTACCGGACGAAGCTTAGGCTCCTTCCCAGGCACCCCTGATGAGAAGCTTGAGCTCTGGCTTAAACCTCTCACAGCTAACCTTGTGGAGCTTCTGCCCAGCACAGAGATCACGCGTCTTCGTACGCAGGGTCGACTTGCTTACCAACCTCTTGAAACAATCCGTGGTATGAGCTTTGAGTACAGTCTGCTCCTTGTGGACGAAGCCCAGAACCTTACCAAGCATGAACTTATTGCCATCGTAACCCGTCTGGGTGAAGGCTCCCGTCTCGTCATCCTCGGTGACCCGGATCAGTCCGACCGTCATCAATCAGGTTTGGAGTGGTTAGCCGACTTCTGCAAACACCATAACCTGTCCAGTGGAAACATCGAGTTCGGTCTTGATGATATTGTCCGCTCCGACTTTGTTGGACAATTCCTCCGAGCCCTTGCCAAGAAAGAGTAAACCCTCATGGTACAACGCCCTACAAAACCTCTATCCCAATCCCCTGGTGCTGAGAATGCCCAGTATGAGTCTTTCCTCCCTCTGTGGAAGCGAGCCAGGGCGGTAATGAACGGAGAGCATGCCGTAAAGGAAGCTGATGCACGTATTGATCGCATAAAGTTTTCTAACCTCCTGCTCCCCTTCTCCCCAATGATGGACGACCAGCAGTACGCCTTCTACAAGGCCGAAGCTGAGCTCCCCGGTCTTACCTCTCAGTATGGTAAGGTCATTGCGGGTGGCCTCCTGCGCCGCCAGCCCACCATCGAGCTCCCTGAGTCTGTTCCTGAAGACGCTAAGACCTGGTTCACCGACGACTTCACTGTTGATGGTAAGTCCATGGTCTCCTTCCTGGACGAAGCCCTGTGGGAAGAAGTATGTTCCTCCCGTGCCTGGGTCATTATCGATTATCCTAGCGTGGACAATCCTGAAGAGCTGACCTCTGAGCAACGTGCAAAGATCCGCCCCTACCCTGTCCTCTGGAAGGCCGAAGATGTCATCAACTGGCAGACTCAGCTGAGCCCCTATACCGGTCAGGAGGAGCTCTCTCGCCTGGTCATCCGCTACTACGAAGAAGAGTTCGTGGACAAAGACGCCTTCAGCCCTGAGCTGGTCGAGTACGCTATCGACTATTCGCTTGACGCAGAAGGTGATTACCGAGTACGGTACTTCAAACATATCGACAATCAGGCCGTCACCATCACCAACGGCAACATGTCCCGACCTAACAACCTTGCCGCTAATGGCGTGGGCGAAGACTGGGACCTGGTACGTACTGTCTACCCGGAAATCCGTGGCGAGATGCTGAAGTCTATTCCTGCCTTCCCTCTGAACGGTTCTCTCCGTCCCCGTGAGCCCATCCTGATGCCGCTGGTTGACCGTGAGGTCTCCCTGTACAACAAGCTTGCTCACCGTAACCACCTGCTCTACACAGCCTCCACCTTCACTCCTGTCTTGTTCACCGACATCCAAGACGAAGAGTTCCTGGACATTGTGCAGCAAGGTCTGGGTACCTACATCCGGCTACGCCCTGATGACAAGGTAGGGGCTCTGAAGGCCCCTGTTGAGGCACTCTCCGGTCTGGAGTCCGCTATCGCAAGCACCATCGACGAGATGGCCCGGATGGGTATCCGTCTACTGTCTCCTGACGGTAATCAAGGTGACTCCGGTGTTGCTCTGGAAATCCGTAACTCTGCTCAGACCTCTCAGCTCGCAACGCTGAACGTGAAGATCTCTCAGACAATGCGTGACATCCTGTCCCTGATGATCGACTGGAAGTATGACCTCCAGATCGAGCCTCATGACATCGACTTCACTCTTAGTGCTGACTTCAACCCTACTCCTATCGGCGAAGCTTGGATGACAATGATCACCGGCTGGTACGATACTGGCAAGATCCCTCGCTCCCTGTGGCTCTCCGTGGCCAAGCAGAACGACATCATCCCACCTGACTACGATGATGATGAAGGTATGCAGGAGATCGGCAGTGACCCCACCCGGATCGCTGAGACTCCCACAACCCTGGATCCTGACTCCTTCGAGAGGCCAGCTCCCAAACCCGTCGCAACCTAACAGTAGGTACTTATGGAAAATCAAGACATCTTCGATCGGCAGGTAGACCACCTGATCCGCACTCGTATGTTCACCGAAGAGCTTCAGAACAAAGTCTCGTCCATGTCCGAAGGGCATCGTCGTAGTCTCCTGAACATCTTCCGTACTGGACGACCGAGTGAGATCCGCCTGGAAGTCAACCGCTACGTGGAGGAAATGAAGTCCTCCATCCGTGGTGGTATGACCGACTACCTTGGAGCGGAGATCTCTTTCCAAAAGTCAACAGCTCAGCGTTCTGTGGGGAGCTTCTATTCCCTGCAGGATGTTGACCGTGGCAAGGTGGCCAACCGGCTGCTGAACCAGCCTATCACCTTCTCGCAGACTTCCTCTGTAGGGACAGGCATCCTTCCTTCCCTGGATGCCATGGCCCCTGCCCAAACCTCTCGCCTGAACACCGTGATCCAGAAGGGTCTGTTGGAAGGCAAGTCAAGGGCCGAGATCGAAGCCTCTCTGCTGAAGACCACCAAGCTGACCGAGAACCAGGCCCGCACCCTGGTCACCACCGGTATTACCCATGCGCAAGAATTGACCACCCAAGAGTTCTGGGACGCTAACCCTGATGTTCTGTCAGGCTTCGTCTACACAGCAATTCTGGATGGTAACACCACTCGCACCTGCGGCTCCTTGGATGGCACTGTGTTCCCTGCGGATGCTGTCACCCATCGCCCACCCCTACACTGGAACTGTCGTTCTAGTCTGGTGCCTGTCCTGAAGGACTACGACGCTCTGGTTGCCACTGACAGCCCACGCGTCACACAAAGCGCCCTTGCTGACATTCCTCCGAGCAGGTTCAATGGCCAACCACCACTCCGCGAGAACTTCGAAGAGTGGTTGCGTCGTCAGCCCTTCAAGCGACAACAATCCTTACTCGGCTCCGAAGATGCTGCCACTCTGTTCCAGAACGGTACGCTCCGGATGAACGAGTTCTTCACTAAGCTGAAACGTCCTATCTCTATCGGCCAACTCCGCACACTGGATGCCAAGTCCACCTTCTCGTATTCAAAAGACTCTCTGGATGCTAAGGTACGTGTTGCGGCCACCCGTCCTGCAGATCTTGTTCGTAGCCCTGGCTTGGCCAAAGATCTAAAGGCCCTAATTCTGGCGGACGCCCGAGATGCCTCTCAGTCAATTTCTCTCACTGACTATCGCGGTGTTACCCTTGGAGGTAAGCGCAGCGTACGTCGTGCTACTTACAATGAGTACGATCCTCGCAACCACCAGTATGATCCCTACACCGGCGAGGTTAGAAGTTCATACTACTACAACCCCGACTATGTCTTACTTACAGAGCGCCTTGATGTTATCCAACGATCCCAGGTACTCTCCAAGCCCCAACGAGAATGGATCACGAAGTTCGTAAACTCTCTGGAGGATGACGTCTCCGTGAACCAGCAGTCCGTGATTGCTGAGACACTACGTCTTACCTTCGAGCGTGCTGCCCGTGACACCTCCATGGGCTGGAGCGACTATGCCGGTGTTTTCCGGGCCGAGTCCAAGTTTGGTGTGACCAACGTCTCCCGTATCCTTGACCGACGCTCTCGTGCCGGTGACGAGATGTTCACCCGCTTTGCTGATGTTGATGAGCCTGCCGCTATCCAGATCCTGGGTGAGTGGAAGACCTTTGAAGACCTCACTTCTAATCGGAACCGGAACCAACAGTTCATTAGGGACTGGGACAAGCAAGAGGGCCGCGCTCTGGCACGGAGGGTATACTACGGGCGTGCAGTTGACCTTGCGAAGGGTCGTGTAATAGACGCTCCTGGTGCTCCCACACGGGCCTATTTGCTGGGCCTCCGTCCGAAGGTCAAAGGACCTAACAAGGACATTGTCAAGTGGGTCGAGGCCAACATCCCTGGCATCAACACTTTCAAGTTCGGAGCTCTGAAGGGCTCTAACACTGTGGCTGGCTGGATCGAGTCGGTCCCCGGAGTGAAGCAGTGGAACTCGTTCATGAAGGAATGGGCTAAGCCTTACGATCCGATCCTCTACCGTCTGAAGAATGGACTGAGTGCCAAGGTACGTAACATCCTTGACCTTGAGTTCCTGAAGATGAGTGACCGACGTGGTCTGGTTGACCGCTTCATAACTTCCCGAGTTCTTGGGGACAACGAAGACATTCAGGTGCTGCAGAAGGTGATGAAGACCATCGCCGGAGGGACCATGACTGACTATGACGGTCTTGCCATCACCATCGGTAAGGAACTGTACAAGCAGTATCGCCCTCTCCGTCCCTGGTACAAGCCTACTCTGCAAGACTACCACCGGGATGGTGCGGGTATCCTTGAGTCTCTCCGTGAGAACGGTACGCTCCGAGTGATGTCCCGTGGCGTGAACCGTCGTGGAGTTCTTGACCTTGATACAGGTCGTGTAGGACCACCTTTCCGAGACACCGTGTCCCGTGAGGTGACCATCCTTGATAAGGACCTGGTTCAGCTCCAGCGAGCTAACCGTGAGATCATCGTTGCTGACCGTGTGGGTATCACAGGTCCCTCCAACGAGTATCACGTTCGTGTGGGTAAGAAAGAGTACTTCGACGCTTACGGCAACAACACTGGTCGTTCTGTGATCACCAGGTCTGCAGCGCCGTTCTACGATGAGAACCTGATCGATAAAGACTTCGCTGACATGCTCAATCATACCATGTCTTCCAAATACCAGACCGATAACGACTTCTCCCGGTTCATGCTGGACCTTGCCCGCTTCCGCGATGTTCGTGGTCGTGTGGACTACTATGACGACCTCAACCTGTTCCGCCACGACATCATCAAGCGAGGAGAGCAAGGCTTTGGGCTTATGGAAACTGTAAAGTTCCACAATGCTCGACAGAAGCCCTTCTCCGTGATGGCTCGTATCGACGGTCGAGGCCGTGTCTACTACAATGGCTATCTGACCCCCACAGGCGGTGAGATGGTCCGACCCTTCCTGAACTCTGCCAAGGCTGTGCCTATGACGCCAGGGGGACTACAACAACTTCGTGCTACCATCGGTGTTCTGACAGGTAGCTCCACTGAAACCCTAACAGATGCTGGACGCTACGCCTCCTTCTACAAGAACGAGAAATCAATCTTGGAGATCGGTCGGCTCATGCAAGCAACCACTCAGCGAGATCGTCGTATCCGTGAGTTCCTCGAACATCCTCTCATCCGCGCAACGGACGGTGAGGAGGTGGCCAAGCTAGGCCGCTTTGCTCTGGAATACGCACGTATCCACGATCACATGGGCGGTGACTTCACGGATCTACGCAGGCTCTCGTTGTACGAGACGCGTCTGATGTCCGAGGTCGATGCCAGTGCCAGCGCACTACAAATGATTTCACTTGCCACAGGTGACCGCCAAGCAGCACTCTTGTCTAACGTTCTTCCCACAACTCGGAAGCAGCGGATCTATGACATTGTTGCTCAGGAAGTTGCCAGTGACCCTCGGTTCCTGAAGATCATGGAAGAAACCGGACTTGACCTGAACTGGGAAGACCTTCAAAAGGCTGCCAAGTATCACGTCCTTGTTTCCTACTATGGTGCCGGGAGCACAGGCCAGCGTGCCCGTGTTACTGCCGAACTTGTGAACATCCTGAAGAAACGAAACGTGGGCTACATTACACGTTCTGAACAGCTTGCGGTGAACCGCGCCCTTACTGACAACATCAAGACAGCAACCGCAATGGGAGCTGAGGAGACTGTTGATGCCCTTACCTCGTTCAAGCGTGAGCTGAATGATCTGGTCAAATCAGGAGAGCGTCCGTCCACAGCAATGTTCACTGAAGCGGCTGAGATGCATCCAGACGTCTTCAACTTTCTTGATAAGCTGTCCCGTCCAACGGCAGATCCCTTCGTCGGTCCCGAGACCTTCAAAGATATCGCTGTCCTGTTGTCCGAGAAGCTGGAAGAACAAACCCCGAGGGCTTCCCAGTACATCAAATTCTGGAAGAAGGCTGCCCAGCGGTTTGCAGAAGAGACCAACACGGTCGACGTCCCCTGGGTTACTTTCGACGGAAAGCAGCTATGGCAGAGGTATCGTCCTAAGGTCCAAGAGTCAATACGTTTCCGTGATCCTGTGTCGAACCGCTTCGTGCGGAACGTGTATCAGGAGGCAGCGGAGAGCGCCACACTGCTTGGCAAGGGTTCCATCGGCGATGTTCGCCTAGGGGCTGGAGTCAACGGTACCCACATGAATGACGCCTCGATCGTGAGGATGTTCCACCTGTGGGGTAAGAAGAACGGTATCCAGACGGGCACCATTCATGACGCTTTCTTCGTGAACCTAAATCACCTTGACGACTCTGTCCAGACGCTTCTTGAGATCTACGCTAAGGCCTCTCAGGCCCACCAGATCGAGAACACGATGCTTGCCATGCTTAAGGAAGGCATGACCAAGTCCTCGTACAACGAACTGCTGGCGACCGCGAGAGAACTCGGTTTGATAGGTCAAACTCTTGACCCGAACGAGATCTTACGTATCCCGAACGCTAACGAGTCCCGCTACGGTTTCGGCCCCTAAAAGTGATGATTTTATGTCATTTCTACCAGGGGACGTTATATGATAGGGGTGGAGTATTTATGCTCCCCCCTGCCCCCGGTTGATCGATGCTGATGATCGAAACTTCATCATTCATCCTTCATTCCTCCCCCAAGATTATCTAATGATGATAATCATGAAACCCTTCCTTGGGACTGTGTCCCTAACCTTGTCAATAGCTGTGCTACTGGAGAACTACTACTATGCCTGACGATATTGAAAACACCGAAACTGATACCGGTAACGAAGAGACTGAGCTGGAGCTTTCCGAAGCCCAACTGGCCATGTTCGATAAGCTTGTCAAAGCCCGTTCTGAAGAGAACCTGTCTAAGATGAAGACTAACATGGACCGTATGTCTGAAGAGCGTGATCAAGCGATCCGCGAGAAAGCCCGTTTTGAAGAAGCTGAAACTGTGCGCAAGCAAGAACAGCTCGAGAAGGACGGTAAGATCCAAGAGTCCCTGGAGATGCAGCTGACTGCTCTCAAAGAGAAAAACAAGCTGCTCAATGACCGTATCTCAACAGAGAGTCGTTCCCGAAACCTTAGCTCTGCCCTACGCAGCGTTGACTTCCGAAATGACCGTGCTGCTGAGCTGGCAGAGATGGCAATCGTTCCCCAACTGATCCAAGACAAGGACGGTAACTGGGTTCACAAATCGGGTATTTCAATCAGTGAATTCGTCAAGACTTACTTCTCTGACGAAGACAATGAATACCTGCTGAAACCAAAACAATCACGTGGCACTGGCGACGTACCCAACCCCGGAACCAAGTCGGACAAAGCTCCCGCTTCTCTCTCCGGTGTTTCAAGCTCCAAGATGCTTGAGCTCGTTCGAGCAGGTAAAGTCGGTCGTGGTGTCAAGTAACACACACACCTAAGGAAATAACAAATGGTTATCACCAACACAGCCTTCCAAGACATCGAAGTCGCGATCACCGCGTATTCCGATGAGCAGTACACGGAAGCCCGTAAACTAAACTCCACCGGTCTGGTGTCCAGCTCTGCTGACATCGACACGACCATGGAGTCGTTCATCGGCCAAATGCGCTGGTACAAGACGATCGACGCGAACTTCAACACTCCGTCGCTCGTAACTCCAACTGACGGTACCGTGACTGACGTCTCGACCGAAGTTGCCAAGTACATCAAGTCCATGCAGAGCTTCGGTGCTCGCCAGGTCAACCTGCAGAAGGTTGTTACCCAGGAAGATGGTCTTGAGAAAGTCGCACGTGACTTCTCCGAACTGCAATCGCAGAACGAAGACGCTGCTGTTAAAGCCGTCCTGACAGGCGTTGCTGGGGCTGAGACTGGCACTGGTATCACCGGTGGCATCGTCGGCTTCGACACTGAGGCCAACGCAACAACCGGTATGTTCGTGGACATGAACGCTGCTGGCGCTTACGGCGCTGTGGTTGCTTCTGCCGCTAACGGTCGTCGTTTGTTCGACAGCTCGGTCGCCGGTGCTGCTCGTGGCGAGCGTCTGTTCCGTGCCATCGGCATGGGCTTTAAAGACTATGAGCCTGATTGGGCTTACATGGTCACGACCCCTGAGACAATGGCTGACCTCCGTGCAGCTAACCTTGTGGACGACACGACCGTCACCGACGGTAACCTGGAATTCGCAACCATCTTCGGTGGCAAGTTCCGTCTGATCCAGTCCCGCTGGAACCAGGGTGACTTCTCCTCGGCCAGCTCGCTGAACACCTACTCCAAGCGCACAACCTTCATCGTGAAGCCCGGTGCGATCGTCTGGAACCCAATCCAGCTGGAGATGCCTACCGAAATCGACCGGAATGCCAAAGCCTATCTGGGCGGTGGTACGACCGAGATTTGGTACCGTTGGGGCTACGTCGCACACCCACGCGGCTATAGCTGGTCCGGCGCTGAGAACGTCTTCGCGAACCCTGCCTCCCTGGCAGCTGGCGCAAGCTGGGAGCGTAAGTACGACCCTCTGAACCTGTCGATCCTGCCAATCTTCCACTCCTAAGCTCGAGGTGACCGACCATGACTATCACACTGTTTGAGAACTCTTACGTGTCGGTCGCTGAAGCGGATGCTTACCTGAGCCCCGTGTCCACTCTCTGGAACTCAGCCACTCTCGAAGAGCAAGAACGCTTTCTCATTGTGGCTTCCAGGGAACTGGATGCTCTTCCTTGGTTAGGGACTTCTGTCTCTGACACACAGCCGATGGCTTGGCCTCGCCAGGACGTGGTGTATCATGACCGTAAACTCGGTCGGATCATCATGGTTCCTGACGGGACGCTCCCCCGTCCTGTGAAGGAGGCTCTGTTTAATCAGGTTCAGCACTTGATGGCGTATCCTCAGCTGGTGACCATGTCACAACAGCAGGATTTCGAAAGCATCAAGGTTGGGCCGATTGAGATCGTGGACTCAGACTCGAACACTGTTCGCTCTGTTCCTCGCATCCCCACCCGCTCCGTACACAGTCTGATCAAGGACTTCTTGTCACAAGGATCCTCTAACGTGTACTGGAGGGCGGGATGAGTCTCTCAATCGCCACGCTTGAAGCTGCCGTGAACTCCGCGTTTGCGGCGGCAGGAGAGTTGGTAAAGACCGCGCAGTTGGTGAACAAAGATCCTTCAGGCTTCAGCTGGACTCAACAAGAGCTCACTGATGCCCAGGAAACCCCCACCGGTGTCCAGGTCATCCTTTACGAACAGAAGAAGTTAGACGGCTCCGGAGCTATGACCTCCGCAATCATCCGTTCCAACCAATACAACCCAAGTGTCTACAGCAAGATCATCATTGATGGTGTTACCTACGGTATCATCGACTATGTTGAGAGCGTTGTTGTGACCGAGCTGATATTGGAGCGCACGAATGCTGTCTGAAATCTATGAACGTCTAGGCCCATCACTCGACACAATTTCTGCGGTAGCCCCTGTGCTGCCTGCAGGGTACAACGGTGACCTTCAGTCTCCACCCTTCATCTACTTCAACCTGGTTGCCCCTAAGGGTGAGTTGCAAGGTTATGATGGCTCCGGCTCTCTTGAAGGTGTACTAACATTCGCGATCTATGCTGACAAGGGAACTCCTCATGGCTTTTTGCCCATTGTGGACGTTCTGGATCAACAGCTCACTAATCGTACCTTCGGTCAACTAAAGACTTACATCCCTGGCTTCCAGGAACTAGGTCTGGACTCAGTGAACAAATCACTGCTTCGCTTTGACTGGGTGCTTCCCTTCAAATTCTTCGGAGAACCATAATCATGGCACTACAAACTTCCATTGGCGCAGGTACCTTTTCGGCCCTGACGTACGCAAACGTTGTCGTCCCGACGACTCTTCCCAGCTCGGCCGCTTCCTGGCAAGCGCTGTTCGCCACCATCGGCGACTTTACGGAGATCAAAGACATTCGCGAGATGCCGACTTTCGGTACTCCTGCGAACATCGTCAAGGTCCCACAGTTCGGCGTGGCTCAGTCCCTGTCGATCGGTGCTCAGTCCGACGCTCCTGACCTGGAGCTGACCCTGAACTACATCCCAAGCCGTTTCGCAATTGGTCAACAGATCAAGACCGACTTGGACTCGAAAGCCTCGCGTATCTTCCGCTTCTCGCTGCTGTACGCAAAGCCAACCAACCTGGCCGACGCAACGACCGGTATCGGTACTGTCCAGAACTCCTCGATCTACTTCGTAGGTAAGATGGAGTCGCTGCAGATCATGCCATCGCTGTCTGACTCGAACACTGCCACTCTGGCTCTGTCGATCCAGTCCGACTTCTTCGGTCCATACACCGTCGACGCATAATCCCCTCACTGATGAGATAATTCCAACATGACAACCCATATCCCCTTTACGCAGGCGTTCGTACTGGACGTCACGATGAAGAACATGAAGGGGGCGGTTGATCTTTCCATGCGAAAGACTGCCGCTCGCCTGATTGACTTCGCTGAAGACCAGGATAAGAAGATGGAGATCCTTGCGACGCTATCGTCCTTGGATCGTCTCCATAAGCTTCTTGCCGAAATTGAACAAAATAACCCCCACCTATTCCAGGATACCCACACACATGCGTAAGCTGCTTGCACAAGACCGTATCACCGTAGAAGTTCCTTTTCAGGGCGACACGCTGCAGGTCAAAGAACTCTCCGTGGCCGAGATCAAGACGTTCCAGAAGACTGTAAAGACTCTGAACGACGATAAGAAGGCCGACAACGAAGACAAGGCCCTGGGCACCCAGCGTGAGCTGATCCGCCTGGCCGTGGTCGACGCAAACGACATGACAGATGAAGAGCTGGACACGTTCCCTCTGAAAGCTCTGTCCGCACTGTGTAACCGCATTCTCGAAATCAACGGTCTGGCCTCAAACATGAATGACGAGCCTGACGCTGACGGAGAGGTGGGAAACGCCTAAGCAGCGAAGAGCTTGAGCTCTACGAGATCGCTTTTGTGCTCAACCGTACAGTCTACGAAATTGAGCACGAAATGTCTAACAGAGAACTCCTCGGTTGGGTCGAATATTTTCGACGTCGACCTCCCGGCTGGAAGGACGATCAGCGTACCTCGATGATTGTCTCAGCTTTCGGCTCTAAGGCTAAGCCTGAGGAGCTGTTCCCTTCAATAGCTGCTATCAAGAAAGACCTAGAACGTAGCCAGAAGAAGAAGTCTGTAGCACAAGCGTTCATGGAGAAATTTGGCCATCTATTCCCACAATTGGAGCTGGAAGAATGAGTATACTCTCAGTCCGCTTCCGAGGGGACATCAAAGGCCAAGTCAGCAGAGAGCTCTCCGATAATCAGGAGAAGGAGCTGAAACAAGTTCAAGCAGAGTCCCTGCAATCAATGATCGCTGCGACCCCTATTGATACAGGGGAAGCACGATCGAACTGGCGAGTTCAGGACATCGGTCCTGACGGTTTTACGCTGGTGAACGACTCACCCTATATCGGTGTCCTCAATGCAGGGCACTCGGGTCAAGCACCCGCACGATTTATTGAAGGCGTTGCCCTACGTTACGGTAGAGCCTTCGGAACAATAGTCAACTACTTCCGCTCGTGAGATAACAGCCCCGTTATGACGTCTGTGTCACTTCGGGGCTTTTTTATGGAGTAAGTCCGTGGCAGTCACCATTGAATTCGACGCTAACGTACTCCCTGCACAGCGGGGAATACGAAACCTTGATCGTTCCATGGACACCCTCATGTCCTCGGCCAATAAAGCAACACGCTCTACTGGCAAGCTGAACGACCTTAGTACCCTGAAAGCTCAGCGCTCTCTCGATACTATGAACAAATCTTTGAAGAGCATGGAGAAGCAAGCTTCTTCAACCAAACGTATGATGATGGGCATGATTGCCAGCGTCGGTGCCGGTATGTCCGTCACAGCGCTCGCACGTACCGCCGACTCATACAAGAACATGACCAACAAGCTGATGTCCATGGGGCAATCCACCGGCGAAGCTCGGGATACTCTCCTGGACCTCTCTGACGTGGCAGCTCGTACCCGTACACCTCTGGCTGACATGGCCTCCCTGTATGCCAAGGCTTCCCTCGCAGCTAACGACCTCGGAGCCTCGCAGGCTGACATCATGCAGTTCACCGAGAACATCGGTAACGCCCTTGGTTCCTCCGGTACTTCCGCAACCTCCGCAGCTGGCGCACTCTTGCAGCTGGGTCAGGCTCTGGGCGGTACTCTGGTTCAGGCCGAGGAATTCAACTCGATCCTTGATGGTTCGTTCGCCGTGGCTCAGGCCGCTGCTGACGGTATCGAAGCAGCTGGTGGCTCCGTTGCCAAGCTGAACCGTATGGTCAAGGACCAAAAAGTCACTCCCCAGATGCTCTATCAGGGCATCATGTCTCAGTCGGAACAACTTGCTGAGAAGATGGGTAAGACGACTTCCACCATCGGTCAAGCCTTTGAAGTTCTACGCAACCGCTGGACCCTGTTCATTGGTACTCTGGACCTCACCTATGGCGTGTCCACCGGTGTCTCCAACATCATTCTCAGGATCGCTGACGCGGTCAACTACCTCGCACGGAACATGGAGCTGATCGAGATCCCGATCAAGACGTTCCTGACCCTGCTCGCTGTCATCCCCCTCATGCTGGGCTTCATGGTCGTTGATCCGATCAAGGCCAAGATCGCAGAGATGCGGGAAGCCTTCGATAGCTTCCTGGGCGGTAACGGCATCAGCTTCGAGGGGCTGAAGTCTGCCTTCTCTAACCTGAAAGCCTCGTTCCCTGGCACGATGGACTTTGCCGGAAACCTGTTCAAGCAGCTCTGGGAAACCATCAAGCTCTACGGCGCTGGAATTGGCGACTCTGTCAAGGTACTTGGGGCCTACGTCAAGTTCGAGTTCCAACAGCTCTGGGCGTCCTTCGCCCTGAAGTTCCCTGACTTCTCCATCAAGGTCAAGGAGTACGCCACCAAGACGGTCGAGTACGTCAAGTGGATGGTCGAGATGCTCAAGTCCCTTGCTGTGGGTGTCAAGGACTCCATCGGTGGGTTCTTCGCTGACATCGACTTCGACGCCGCCTTTGGTCTGGACGAAGGTGTCTTTGACTCCATCACCGGCAAGGTGACTTCCAAGGTCAAGGGTATCCGTGACGCCATCTCCGGTCTGTTCGGTCCTGCGCGTGAAGCGCCGAGAGGTAACTTCCTGGAAGTAATGGCTCAGCGGATCAAGGAGTCCAAGGAAGACCCTCTACTGCAGAAGTCCAACTTCATCAAGGACACGATCCTGGATGCTACTGGCTTTTCCATCGGTGAGATCGAGAACGCTGAAGGTCTGGGCATCCAGATCGACAAAGTCCTTGGTAACGCTGAAGGCCAAACCAAAGTCCTGGACCTGATCTTTGACCGTAGTGGTGCCAAAGCTCGTCTGAACATGCTGCTGATCCAGAACGCTCTGATCTCGTTCGGTCAAGCCATCATCCACCCTATCAAGACCATTTCCGAGGGCTTCTCGAAAGCCTTCAACTCGACCGAGCGTGCCTTTGATACTGGCATGTTCGCCATCGGCATCAAGAACTTCGCAGAGTCCCTGCGTAACTTGTCTATCGCTTCCATCGTCATGACCCACTACAAAGAGTCCCTGCGGGCTCTGACCATGACCTTTGGCTCTTCTATCCGTGGTACCCTGGCCGTTCTTGGTCTGGTCGTCATGGGCATCATGCAGCTCCCTGGCCTGTTCGGTCACGTTCTGGCAACCCTGAAGGTTGTCGGCGAATACGTGGGCGAGATCCTGGGCGGTATCTGGGAAGGGTTCGCCCTCACAGACATCGGCGAGGCTGTCAAGGATAGCTTCAAAAGTGTCAAAGACTTCGGTGCTGATCTCCTGGACGCCATGGGTCTGGAGCGTCTGAAGGACGGCTTCAGGTCTGTCAAAGAAGCCATGGAGAACATCTTCGGTGACTTCTCCGGCACTGTCGGTATCACCAGCCTTGTTGCTCTGGGTTCTGCCCTGGCAATGGTGGTCTGGCGTACCGGTGCTCTGGGCATTGCCTTCAAGCAAGTCTCCCTGGGTGCTACCGCGCTGATGACCGGTAACTCTCTGCTGACCCGCTCCCTCCGGGGTGTGGCCAGTGGTTTCTTCCTCTGGATTTCTGTCTTCAACCTCCTACCTGACCTGATGCGCTTTGCCGCAAAGTTCTTGCCGGAAGAGATGGCAACGATCGTGAAGGACGCGGCTGAGGAACTGTCTGACTTTCCGATCCTGATCAAAGACCTGTTCCTGAAAGGCTTCAAGAACCTCGAAGATATCGAGTGGGGCGAAGTCGGAACTAACATCGCTGAGCAACTGTCCAAGGCCCTTCAGAAGGGTGCTGAGGCGCAGGGCTGGGTCGATGACCAAGGTCAGAAGATCTGGGAAAAGCTGATGAACTTTGATGGTCGGTCCGCGCTGGCCAACATCAAGGGCAAGCTGCGTAGCCTGTATCAGGGCATCGTGAGCCTTGTCAAAGGTATCTTCTCGGTAATCACGTTCCCCGCAAAGATCTTCCAGTTCGATGCTAACGTTATCCTGGCTGCTGCTTCTGCTCTGGGTCTCTTGTTCATCAAGGGCTTCCGGGACGGTCTGCTGCGTGCTGCCAAGGTCACTATCGGTCTGGGCATCCTGCTTCCGATGTTTGACAGTGGCTCCATGCGTCGAGTGGTTTACGGCTATGCTTCTGGCATCGTCGGTATCCTGTTCGAAGCTCTGGGCAAAGAGTTCGAGTCGGTTGGCTGGGATGAAATGAACTCACGGGTGCTTGACAAGATCCTGACTCCTCCGAAAGAGGGAGACACGATGGTTGGGAACTACATCCGTAAAGTCGGCAACATCATGAAGAACATCGGCGCTACGCTGATCCTCTCCGTGATGGACAACCTGGGCTTCAGTGAAGAAACTGGCAACTGGGTGGCCGAACAGTTCTCCGGCTCCATCGGTGGTGGTCTTGTTCTGGGTGCAGCAATGCTCCTGTCCGGCACTGCTCGTGGTGTTATCTTCGGAAGTCTGAAAGCACTCTTCGGTGCCAAGATGATGAAGATGGCCTTCGAACACTGGGGCGACACTACTGAAGATGGTATGAAGCACTTCGCACGGGGTATCCGTGGTAGTGTGATCCGTCTGATCGGTGTTGCTGGAGGCATGCTAGGTTACGGTATCGGTCAGCACATCGCTGATCGTATGGACCTTAGCGGCGTCGAACGTATGTTCACTGTGGGTCTGTCCACTCTGTTGGGCTTCATCCTTCCGCAGATGTTCGGAACTGCTCTCTTCGGCATGATGGCAACCCGCTGGGCCGCTGTCATGGCTCGCTTCGCCACTTTCGGTGCGAGTTCCTTCGGCCAAGTTCTGGGTCGTATCTTCTCCCTCAAGGGCGCTGCTCTTGCTGGTGGTACGTTCCTGACTCTGGACGGTCTGTTCGGTGGAATGACCGGGCTCTCCGAGCAGATGGAGAAAGGCCTGTTCGCCGCAATCTCCATCGGTCTCGCAGGTGCTTCCCGCTTCATGCCTGACCTTCTGGGTCGTTGGTGGCGTCAAGTTGGTCTCTACATGTCCATCAGCCTCTACGGCATGCTGGCACCTCTGGGAGCCGCTCTGCAACGTCAGCTCACAACCACTCTAGGTCGCGCATTCCTGAATGCGGGTCCTGCTCTAGGTTCCCTTATCGGTGGCGTGTTCCGAGGCCTAAACCTTGGCTCCGTGATCGGTATGATCATTGGTCAGAACCTCCAAGACGCAAGCATCGGTGACATCATCCAACGGGTGCTGTATGCCACTGTTGCGGGTATGGTACTAGGTGCAGGCTGGAAGAAATCTCTGGCCCTGTCCGTGGTCTACGCAATCATCGAAGCGTGGAACAACCCTGAGATCCAGAACGCCGTTTCAGGTCTGGAAGGTATCCTGCAAGGGTTCCTGAACGAGATGGGCTTCGACGTTGAGCTCTCTGGCTTCACCAACAACATCGGCATGACTATCACGGACGCGCTGTCCGAGAACAAGCTGGGTTCCTTCATCCTGAAGAACTGGCAGACCGTCTTGCCCGCAATGTTGAGCAGTGCAGTCCGTAAGATGTCCTTCCCCGCACTAGGGGCGGCGCTGCTTGACGGCTTGGCAAAGTCCTTCGTTGGTGACTCCAACCTCCCTGCTGAATTGCAGGCTGAGCTGGATGACGTCTTCTCTGACGCGACCCTTGCTATGGGTGTTGCTGGTACTGTTGGTACGGCTGTCGGTGGTCCATTCGTGGGCATCGGCATGGGTATTGCTGCTGGTATCATCACTGGCATGATGTCCTACTTCAACTCAGGTCTTCCTGGTTCCATGGTTTCCGACGCGATCGGTAACATGGTTGCCAAGGGCCTCCGTGGTACTATGGGCGATACTGTTGCGGACGCTATGCTCCGTGCAGGTAACCTGATGAACTCCGGGAAGGACGGTCCCGTCAATGACTATGAGCTGGCAATCCAGCCCTACATTGACCAAGACTACATCACTCCTGAGATCGAGGCCACCGCTAAGGCTGCGATGGAGGCTCTGCAAGCCACGCTTGACCGTCGCTCCGATGGCTACGCTGGTCTGGAAGTGTTCGACTCGATGGTCGCCAACCTGGCCACCACTCGTGCCGCGATCGAAGGGTTCACCAACGACATCGGCGCAATGAATGCTGCTGCAGACCTTGCTGCTAGCCGGATTGCTGGTCTGGGTGAGAACCTTGCCGCTCGTCCTGCAACCTCAGACCGTCAGAGCGATCGTGCTAATGACGTCCTGGGTGAGATCCAGCCTAAGGTTTCTCCGGACGCCTTCGCTGATCTTGTGCAGCAAGCCCTTGACGCTAAGCTGGAGATTGAGCAAGTCTTCATCGACGCGTTGGACACGACCTCTATCACTACCGGGCTGGAGACTTCTGTCTCTGTTGCGGACATGACACCTGACACTTCTCCGATCACGAACGCGTTCGGTCAGATGTTCGGTGACTTGGCAACTCGCTCTATCGCTGAGGGCGCGGGCTTCGCTCGTAACCTTACCGATCCTCTGCCTCCTGCGATGCAGGGCGCGGCTGACTCTGCCATCAACATGGTCGAGACCTCTCTGAACAGCAACGCTCAGCGTCTTGGTCAGGACTTCGCCAACACCCTCGTGACTGGCATCAAGGGCGTCTTTGGTTCCACAACCATCGCGGCTCCGACCATCTCGGCCCCCAAGCTGAGCTATGGTGCAACGACCTCGAAGGCCCCTCCCGCAGGTGGTCGTCCGAGTGAGTTCTCCACAGGTGGTTCCGTCTTCGGCCCTGGCACAGGCACCTCCGACAGCATCCCCGCGCTGTTGTCCAACGGTGAGTTTGTGATCAATGCCAAGGACACTTCCAAGAACCTGGCTCTGCTGAAAGCGATCAACACCGGGAAAGACATCTCTCGGTTCGCTGCTGGAGGTATGGCCGGTCAACGTCGTCAGGTTGTACAACGCTTCAAGACGGGCACTGATGAGCCTGCCAAGGCGAAGTACTCCTACACTGAGGACTTTGAAGGTCCGGCTGCTGGCTGGGCTGACTGGATCAGTGACAAGTCGACCAAGGCCGCAGAAGCTCTCCGTCAAACGGTTGAGACTGGTGCTGCCAACCTTCTGCGTATCAACAGAGAGGGTAACGACTCCGCAAGCGATACCCGGAAGAACACCTCCGGTATCACTGACGCTGTCGAGAAGAGCAAGAAGGACGCCGCAAACTCCGGTAAGAAGATCGTTGATGCGATCGAGAAGGAGAAGGAGCTGAAGCCGCTGAACGCGACGGATGCTGCTGCTGCGGAGATGAAAGAACAGACCGACCTGTTGAAGGGCATCCAAGATGCGCTGCTGCAACAGACCGGCTCTGGCCGTATTCGTCTGGCTGACAAGATCGTAACAACGATCGACCAGTATGGCGAAGAGCAGAAGTCTATCGAACCTCAGTACCAGTACACCGGTATGATGAACGAGGTTGACTTTGCTCAGGCAGGCGCTGATGGCGCTCAAGAGATGCTGAACGGTTTCAAGACTCAGATGTCTGGTTTCCTGTCAGGTGATCTGAGCTTCGGAGACGCTATCGATGGCTTCCTTGATCAACTGACCAACGGGATCATCAACTCCTTCGTCAACTCCTTCTCCAACTCCATGTTTGGTCCTGGTGGTTTGAACCTCAGCTCCATGTTCTCCGGCTTGTTCGGTGGCATGAGCTCTCAGGGTGCAAGCTCCGGTCTCGGCGCTTCGGGCATCATCGGCACTATCGGTGGTTTCCTGGGCTTCGCAGACGGTGGTCCGATCTCTGGTCAGGGTGGTCCTCGTTCGGATGACATCCCTGCCATGCTGTCCAACGGTGAGTACGTCATCAATGCTTCAGCAACCCGCAAGAACCGTGACCTTCTGGACGCGATCAACTCTGGTCGTCGCCCTGCAGGGTTCGCAAACGGGGGACTCGTGGGACCTGCTGCCTTCAAGGCTGCTGCTGTCGGTACCATGGCCGACATGGCCTCAATGGTCTCAGGTAGCCAAGCCGGTGGTAGCGCTTCCGCCCAACCCGCCTCGCAGACTACGGTCAACCTGGGCATCACCGGAGATGTCTCTGACGCAACCCGTCAGCAACTCCGTCGGATGATCCCCGAGCTCGTATCTCAAATGGACTCCTACAAAAGAAATAGGAACAAGTAATGGCTGACTACACCTTCCAAGACATGACTATCATAGCCCCAGTCTCTTTCGAGTCGGAACAAAAGATCCTCTCAACCAAAACGTGGGGATCTTCCGAGGAACGTGTTGTCATGGATGGACAGCGTTGGAAGGTGACTTTCAACGTTGAGCCACATGAGGGGGCTTCCCTGCTCCCCCATCTGGTCTCCAGCTTTGGCGATACCTTCGACTTCGAAATGCCTCAAGCAGAGGACCCGACACTGGACCATGAATTCCGGCATGTCTACTCAACCTCCGCAGCCCTCGCGGGCACCAACGCAATTCAGATCTCTGATGATGATCGGATGCTGGTGGCCAAGGGCCGCTTCATCAAGTTCAACAACCATACCAAGGTCTACATGATCATCAACCTTTCAAGCAATACGATGTACATCTATCCTGAGCTACAGTCGGACATCTCGACTGGTCAGTACATCCCTTGTGGGCGCAACGTTACCATGAAGTGTCGCTACGATACCAACATGGTCCGTGGCATCACTTTCTCCGACGGTCTACTCTCAGACCCCGGCTCAATTACTCTGGTGGAGGCAGTATGAAGGACGTACCACAGTTTATCCGTAATCGCCTTGCTGACACCGACGCAAAGATGTTCGCCAAGGTCTACATCGGGGCAACGGGTGGGGGCTACTACGCTTCCACTCTTCCCTACGACTTCACCCACGCAGGAAAAACCTGGAAGGGCAAGTCAGGCCTCAAAGAGATCGACACCACGACCCAGGATGATCGCGTATCCCGCGACCCCTACAGCATCTCTATCGTGGACGACGCTAACAGCTCTCTGGAGTTCCGTCTCCAGGTCGGCCAACCCATGACCATCGCGGTAGGGTTCTACGATCCCAATCGTAACCAGCCGAACACTGAGGATTTCCTCACTCTCTACAACGGAAGAATTGACTTCTGGAGCCGTTCAATCGGTTCTGACAACCAACGCATACTACAGATCCAGGGTGTATCTCCCTCAGGCGTTCTGTCACTAACTCGCGGCGTGTACACAGACATTGTCTACACACGTCAAATCGACTCAACAGACACCTCAATGCAGACCATCGGGCGAATGCGCTCTGATGATATCGTTCTGGATTGGGGCAAGCCGAGGTAAACCCATGGGACTATTCACACTAGGCATTTCGATTGCCTACCAGTGGTATACTGGAAACAAGGCCAAGAAGGCCGCTCAGAAGGAAAAGGACAAGAACACTGGCTTCGAGGTTGAAGCCTACTTCGAGTCTCGCCCTCTCTCCGTCATCTACGGTCAGCAGTTGGTACCCTCTGTGGTTACATGGGCCCAGGTCTCTGATGACTTTGTCCAGACCAATATCGCGACCGTGGGCAAGATGCTCATTGACTACAAGACCCCGGACACCGCAAGGGACGTCTGGGATCTGCTCTACGTGGCAAGGGTGCCTGTGGGTACCTACATCAACTGGTCAGGTCTGCTCTTCTGCATCGACACGACCATCAGCTCTCGGAGCAACGCCCCCTCTTTATCATCGTACGCCGCGATCGACGACCTCTACAGGAACTCTGACCCCAACAAGACGTATGACGACAGCGTTCTGAAGCTCCCTCTGGGCGAGATCCCCAGCCGACTCACGGTGAACATCGCCCCTATCCTGGGCGGCGTATCGGACGAGAATGGTATCTTCTACACCTTCAACGAGAACACCAGAGATCGCTCTTTGTTCTTCTCCAAGTCAACCACCGCCAATGTTGACTGGATACACTCCACTCAGAACAGGTCACATTCTGCCAGGAAAGACGACAGCCCTTTCCTCTACCAGGAGATCGCGATCTGCGCAGGTCCTGTGAACCGTGTGGTAACCGCCATCGTTGATGGTAAGCCCGTGAACCACGAGGACTTCAACTACGGTCAGCGGCTCCATGTGGGCTACAACAAGACCGCAACCGATCCAATGATCCTGAAGAACTTCCCTGCACGGACAGGAAAGAAGTTCTCCAACATGACCTCCGGCTCCTGTGTGTTCAAGCTGAAGCCAGACGACCCCCAGTACGGCAACGGAATGGTTGACGTGGAGTGGTTGGTCGAGGGCGCTCCTGTGAAGAGGCTCACCTACAACAACACTGACAAGTTCACTCTTACGGACTATACAGGGTACTCCAACAACCCTGCCGAAGTGCTTGTGGACTACATGACCAACGCGGACTATGGCATGGGACTCCCTGTGTCCAGCCTGGACCTCAAGTCCTTCTACAAGGCCCACGAGGTCTGTGAGATAGACGTTCCTGCAATCGTTGTTGGAGGTCTGCTCGGGCACTTCTACGGGACTGAGGATGAGGACGACGAGGTCTCCATCCAGACTCAGCTCTACACCTGCAACATCTCGCTGGACACTTCCGAGAACTGCTGGGATAACGTGGTCAAGATCCTGGACACGATGAACGACGCAAGCCTTGTCTGGACCCCTGAGGGCTACAAGCTGCACCTGGACTACCACACTTCCACGGCAGAAGCTGAGGAAGCTGTCGTTGCAGAGCTCACATCTCTGGACATCCTGGACACTGACTGGTCCTTCTCCGTAGCAAGCCAAGACGACCGTCTGAACCAGGTCACCGTCCGCTTCGACAACCTCTGCCTTGATGGTGGTCAAGACTCCCGCACGTGGCCAGACCGTAGCTCCAATCAGTACAAGAACTATCTTGCTGAAGACTCAGGCGTAATCCTTTCCCGTGAGATCACGCTGGACGGGGTAATCGATCCTTACCATGCCACTCACATCGCCCAGTTCGAAGTGAAGAACTCTCGGGGTTCTCCCACTCTGACCATGTCCGTAAGGCGCCGTTGGCTCATCCTTGAACCAGGGGACATTATTAGGGTGACGATTGGTACAGAACGTATCAACGGGTTGTTCCGGGTGCAAGAAGTTGAGATGAGTGACGAGATGACCGTCCAGCTCACCCTGAAGAAGTATGTTGTGGGTCATGACTCCTGGCCTGTCCTTGTGGATGATCTGAGCGTGAAGGGTACTCGTATCCTCTTCAACGCTGAGAAACCCTCTAACGTCTACGTGGAAGAGTTCACCCGGTCTAACGCTGGCATTTCCTACGCCACGGTGAACTGGGACTACAACTACAACAACAAGCCCACCTTCAACATTTGGTTCTCAAGGACCTCCGTGGACAAGTGGACCAAGGCAGGATCCACCCAAGCGAACAGCTTCGTCATTCCTACCCCTCTGGGGAACGACTCCTACACCTTCGGCGTGAGCACGACTCACCGGGGAAAGCAGTCTGTGAAGGTTATCGCTCCGTTTGACGCCTCTGTCATCGTGGCCATTCCCGCATCGCGAGAGGCCATCTGGGTCAAGAACACCGCTCTGGTACGCTTCAACTGGACAGCCCCACCAGGCTACCCTGAGCCAGACTCCTACCACATCATACGACGGAAGATCGGGTCCGCCAACAACGCTCCCTGGACAGACATCACCTACCTGTACAACGGTGCGGCGACCACGTGGGTCTGGGACTACGGTAACTTGAAGCCTGACGAATGGAACTACAAGATTGGCGCAAAGGTCGCTGGCTCCGGTGGTTACTCTTACACCAAAGCAACCTACGTCTAACAAAAAAAAAAAAAGAAGAGAGGACGCCGCCACCCGAAGGTGACGACGCCCAAACCCTCTATCAGCATCGCGCTGGTAGGGGGCTTTTTTCGGTTCTTAGACCTGGTTACCAGAGTTCCCCTTCAGGAAACTCTTCTTCAGGAGCAGGTGGCGCTTCACCACGACGGCCACGTGCCATCGCTTCCACACGTTCTAGCGTAGCACGCCAGTCACGCGTCGCGTTGTCACGTAGCGCCTGGCGACCGCCCTCCGGCATGGGGGCAGCACCCGCCACCTCCATCTCAGGCTCAGGCGTGATAGCCCCAGGTCGGGCGTCCAGAGCTTCATCAGCAGCGACCCACTCAGCGCGGTCACCAAAGGCCCGCATGGTGTTGAGGCCGTAGCGAGGCATTGCTCCGGTCGTGGCGTTGTTGCGGCCACCCCCGTACGCTGCCATCATCTGATCCCTCTTCAGGTAACTTGAGCCCTTCTTCTTAGGAGCAGCTTCCATCGGTGGAGTCCGATCATACAGGAACGGACCCTCCGACTTTGCCAGCTGAGCCAGCCACAGCACCGGAAGCTCGTGCCGCCTCATGGCCTCCATCCAGTAGTCCACACCCCAAGGCATCTTCATGATGTTCACAGCATCAGTCAGAACGTTCAGGGTGGGGTCAGCCTCTGTCATGGCAACAGCGCCCTTCAGATCCTCGGCCTTGGCCCAGGGTTGAAGAACATCCTCCAGAAGAAGAGTGCGAGACAGAGCCACAACAAGCTCCTGGCACATCACCTCCAGACGGGAATGGACCCGCATGGCGTTGGCCGTACTCATGGTCCACCCGCTGTCACGAGTGAAGTAGTTGTTCAATCGTTCCCAGCCATGCTGACCGGGGAAACAGCTCGACCAGTGGAGTGAGAAGTTCAGAATACGACCCAGGCTCAGGGAGCCGTGCTGCGCCAGGTCCCGAGCGGAGGAAGTCCGGGTGGACCGCCGCTGCTCAAAGCTCTCGTAGTACTCCCGCCCGGCATCCCGGACAGAAGCTTCAACAGACTCGGCCACGAAGGCACGAGCAGAGAGGAACTGACGACGTAGCTGTGCCGGTGTTCGACCCTGTGACTCAGGTGGGATCTCTTCCAGGATTTCTCCCATAGCTCGGATAACAATGTCTGCGGCTGCGCGAGTATCCATAGTAGTGGTTCCTTCCTTCTTAGTACAATTGCGAGAGGGCCTCGACATAGTCAGTCAGTGTCGAACCCTCCATGCCAGGCGCGGTGTTCACTTCCAGGATGTACGCCTCTTGACGGCGCTCATTCCAGATAACGTCCACAGCACAGAAGTCCAGACCCGACGCTTCGAAAGCGCGGAGGGCCTGAGCACGGACATCTGCGGGGACTTCCACCCCATCGTTACGTGCGAAGATGAAGCCGTTGGCATGGCTCCGGATCTCATAGTTTACAGTGCCCTCAGCCGCCCCGGTCTGGGTGGCCTTGCGCTGGGTTAGGAACTGGTTCACAGGGTTCCCATCAAGACGCTTGGCAAAGTGCAGACGGAACTCAGTCCGCTTACGAACATACTCCACCAGCAGAACGCCAGCACGCAGAGCACGGAGCTCCGCAATGTTGGACGCGTCATACCGGACGATACCCTCGCCGGAGTGGCCGTTCAGTTCGGTCCGGGCGAAGATCACGTTGCACCGGTCATCACCGTTCTCGATCCAGCCTGCAGCCTCGGTCGGGCTTGTGGTGAAGCGTGGCATCCGAGGACGCTGGGTCTCTTCCACCGCCGCCATTGCCTGGAAGAACGACAGCTTGTTCGAAGCGGTCTCGACCCGCTCAGGAGCGTTCAGAACCCGGCCCGAGGAAGTCACGGCCTCAGGAAGACGACGGCAGCCCCAGTTGATGACCGCGTGGTGCGCCTTACCGGCGAAGTTAGAACCCTCGCGACGGATGCGACGGATGCCTAGGGCCGAAGCCAGAGCTGCTGCGGAGTTCGAACCTGTGGAGTAAGGGTACAGGTACGCGATTGTTTTCTTAGCGGTTGCCATTTGTGGTGCTCCAGTTTGTGTTGTATGCGAAGGATTGGACGAGACGAACGCCACGGAAGACTTTCGACTCGATGTCAGGCGTATTCAGCTGAGCCAGGATGTTGGGCTCATCAGCAAAGATCTGCTGTAGAAGTTGGGTAGCACCACCACCCGAAATAGCGTTCAAGATCTCCTGTGGGTTCTCATAGCCCATAGCAGTCGTACGAACAGCGTTCAGAGCCCGCATCCAGTCAAGGATAGGCTGGGCAGCCTGGGGAGTACGCAGAGTACGGAACTCCAGGGTACCATACTTCCCAAGACTTGTCAGGTTCAAACCTGCGTAGCGAAGGTTGGAAGAGTCACCGACCCCACCCCAGCGACCGTTTCCACGGCGACCGCCTCCATTCAGGTTCCGGAGAGAGTTCTCCAGTTCCATGATAGGGTATTCTGCATCCACAAGGCGGAGACAGAACATGTTACCTGCACGTTCCTCACCGCACAGAGCATCGACCATCGCCTCTTCCAGGATCCAGAAGAGGAAAGCAAAGTTGACGGTCTCCAGCAGCGTACGGTCACGCTGGTTGATGTGGACGTGGACGCCAGCCCGCACCGAGTCCTTCACCCGGATGTAGGGGTTACGCTCGTTGACATGGCCGTCCATCCAGTCATAGAGAGCTGTGACGTCTGCCAGAGCGCGGTCCATAGGGGTAGGACCTCGGAAGACGAATTCCACAGCATGGCCACGGAGAGAACCGTCAGACTCGCTACGCCAGTTGGCGCAGTTTCCTGGACGGGTGCGGATACTTGCCCGATCACCTGCAACCCGCCCACGTGCGGGATCCCAAGTGTCGAATTCCATTTCCACTTCAACCCCCATCAGGGGATTGTTGACTGTTGCACCTGTTGTCGCCCCAGTGTCCGGAAGCGAAAGCAGTCTATCGATTGATGTTGACAGCAAGGATATTTTCCCCCATTTCTTGCAGAAGTTGTTCACGAAGCCAGCCAAAGCGCTCGAATAGCTCGATCGTGTCGTTATGAAGGATGCGACCAACGTGTTGGTTCCCCCGGTAGTAAACGCCGAACTCAGCATTCACAAAGAAGTTAGGCGAGATCGCCCGGAACGTTGCCCACTCCTCGAGAGCAGCCAGCGTCTGTTGTAGTGGGTCGTACTGCCCCCGGAGGGAACGGTTGACCTGCGCCCAGTGGTTCCGGATCCAATCCCCGCCGGAATTGAACCCCATCTGCCGGTCCGAAGTGCTCAGCGTGAACTGAGACGACCGCAGACCCTGACGATAGCCCTGTCCGCGAACGGCCATCCGGGTTGCGTAGAATGCAGAGCCCCGATCCGTGTTGACCGCGTTGAGACGAGGTGTTGCGAAGGCAAGATCCGCGAACGGAAGGTTTACCGGCATACCATCGAAAGGAGTAACAGAACAACGATCACCGCTGTAGCTGTCGGAGACATAAACGAGCTCCGCACGCCCAGGCGCAAACACATACGTGCTACGGATGCGCGAGTGCGCGTGATCAAAGTCGCCATCATACCGCAACGTAGTTCCCCTTATTGTCCATGGTTTTGGTTGGCATGATGCCAACGTGTTGTTGCACAGCGTACCGTGCTGCGACAGAAGCCCGACGGTTGGTCCGAAGAGCAGTGCTCATCGCGCCCCCGTTGGCCAGACGACGTTCGGCCCAGAACTTGCCAGCATGCAAGTCCCGGATAGCTCCCTGAACACCGTCGATAGCGGCCCGGATGAACCGTTCTTCAGACATCCAGGCAGACGACAGCGACCGATACTCCATCCCGTAGGACTTGGTCCGGAAGGCACCGGGAGCCCCATACAAGGTCCGGCGCATGTCGTCGTTATCCCACAGAGAAGACAGGGGAAGAATAGTACCGTCCAGCTGCTGTGACAGCAAACGGCATTGCATGAACAGATCAGGATCCGACATGTCAAACTCAGAACCCCACCCGATATGGATGTGACCGCCGGAAGTCCGGAAGTAAGGGTTCTGCGGAGCGGGCCGGGGGTTGGCCTCCCCGCTGTAGGCGTTGAAGTCAGGCTCACAACCCAGGATCAGTTGTTCCGGGGGCTGGGCCTCGATGACCTCACGGTCGAACGTCACGGAAGGCTGGGCCTTCAGAATGTAACGATCGGTGTCGAAGAGCTGGCGGATACGGCCCATGACCGCATCAATGTTCGCCACGAACTCGTCGGTGGTACGTGCCGGTGGGATGCCGAATTCCAGCGCCATACCGTCGACCTGAACCATGCCACCTTCGTCGAAGATGTACGGCTCATCTTTGGTTCCGGGAACGATCCCATGAGCGCCGACGAAGCGCTCTGCATGAGTGTCCCAGATGAACAGCTCGGGGTCACAGCCAAAGACGTATTCGATGTTGTCAAGTTTCATGTTGGTTAGCCTTCAATCGTTGTTTTCAGAACGCAAGCAGTGCAGATGGCGGTTTCTTGATTGATCAGGAACCGGAGGCTCCCGCTCTGAAACTCTTCGAAGGAGATGCCGTTGCTGCAGAAAGCACACTGACACCCTGTTTTTTGGTCGAACTCGCTCTTGCCGGAGAACTTGGGAGCAAACCAAGCATCACGAGACGACTTAGGATTAGGAACCCCCAGAACGGGAGACCGTACCGCCGGGGACCCTTTCCCATGACGGTTCTGCGCGTAGTTAGGCCGGTTGTTGCCGTAACCGGTGTTGTTGCCGTACTGCCCACCGGGCCTATACGCCGAAGCACCCGTCCCATTGTTCCCAACCGTCGAGGTAAAAGGGGGGCGTTTCTCGAAGCTCGACACCTTGGCGGTCTTGAACACCTCAAGGCCCCGCTTGTTGAAGTCGAATTCCCACTGGGTAAAGGCCTCCACTTCCTTCGGCTCTTCCCAGTTAGCGCCACACTTCATGGCACCGACAGCGGCATAGAGGATCCAGGGCATGGAAGCAAACATCAGAGTGGTGTGGCTCTTGTTCCACGTATACCACATCGGACGAGCCGAGTTCCGGCCAATAGTGAAGATCTTTGTCTTCGCGTTGTAGAAGACCAGAGCCATGTCCAGATCGACTTCTTTCTCGATCCGGGCCATGTCCCAGCCCTCGTTGAGCGCATGCATCACAGCCTGCGAGTCAACTTCATACTCGGCACCCTTAGGGAGAGCGCGAGGTGTGCCACGGGTTGTACCGTTGTGAACCCCGATCACGTCACCCTCAAGGAAGGGGTGAGCGTTCTTGGAGGTGTTAGCGCCGCGCGTCTTGGCACGGTTGTGGCCGACCAGGACCCGCAGGTTGTGGGCCTTGAACTCGCCGTCGATGTCCATCAGAGCGCGGGAACCAGGATTGGTCCACAGGTCCTGCGGGGAGCCAACGCCCTTGATGTAGCTGGCGTTGTTAGTCTGGTCAACCCAGAAGTAGCCGGTGGCGTCAGTACCCCGAGGATAGTCGAAGTATGACAACCAGCGAAGAAGATTGCGCTCTTGAATGGAGAGCGAGGTTGTCGTCATGATGCCTACGATGCCACACATTATTTGGCTTCCTTTTCAGTTACTTCGGAGGGGGTGGGTGTGGTCGACGCGGGTGTGGTCACCTCTGCCGTCGGTTCTTTGAGGATCTGGAAGTGAGTCAACATCTTCTGGAAGAAGTTGGCCCCCTCACTGTCCTCATCGAATTGGGTCACGTCAGGCATGGAGCCGAACGCGTTGTAGCGGGAAGAATAAGCCATCTCGACCTGACGAGACAGCCCTGCACAGCGCGAGTCCTGTTCCCGGATAGCGACCGGAGACCAAGACGGTGCGGTCTGACGACCGGAGATCACCTGCGAGTGTTCGGAGCGGAAGGAGAGTGTCAGGATCTGTTCCCGGAGCTCCGCTTCCTTCAGGGTGTTAGTGAACGCGTTGTGGTAGCTCGGAACGTTCAGGCGAGCCCGATCCAGGATCGGTACCACCTTCTGCAGAGAGCCGCCGGTCGCGACGGTCAGAAAGTTGAACCCATAGCCAAAGCCGACCATGGGCAGGTTGCGTAGATAGGCTTGACGGAAGACGGTGAACTGCTGGAAGTACTCCAACAGGTCCCCTTCGATCCGATCGTCACCTGCAGTCCACGAGGCCGCGACCTGGTGTGTGCTGTCAATGAAGGTGTCCAGGTGGTTCTCACCGAACACCACAACATCGATGGTGGGGTCGAGGATCTTGTTGGTCGTGTCGTGTCCCCAGTTCTCGAACATGTCGACAAGCAACGGACGTGTATCGCACTGATTAATAAAGACTTTCATTGATCAGGACCTCCCAGTTCAGTGATGCTGTTGATGTCTTCCCACGAGAGGAACCACCGGACTTTGGTTTGTCTTGGACGAGCGCACCCATGCTTATTGCGGGCCAGGGCAGAACACTTTTGTTCTTACCCCCCGGTTCGGGCATGTCGACCACTTCCGCCAGAACTGCTGCCGCTTCTGCACGGCTCAACAAGAACGCTTCCGGTGTTGGCAACGGCACCTGAGGAATGAACAGCGTGTCCCCCTCACCGAAGTTCTTCAGTCCATCGTGGCGGGTAGAGTAGATCCGCGAGATGTCACCGGTGCTGGCGAAGGCGTAGTTGGAGGCCACCATCTTCTCGTGCAGGGTCGCGCCATCGTCAGGAAACACAAAGATGTTGTGACGGACGTTGTGCATGAGGTCCACAACACGGGCCCCATCCTGGAACGGAAGGTGACCGTTCACAAAGTTCCAGACGCTCTGAGGTCGGAGGAAGCGGTCCCCGTCCACGCCTGTCTTGGTCCAGGCCAGCAGCATCCAGGCTTCAAGAGGCTCAACCCCTTCAAGCTGTGACAGTGCGTCCCACGCGTAGATGAAGGACGACTGAACCTGGAACATCGACCGGAAGATCTGTGCTGCCATGAAGAACTGCGGCCAGGGCATCGTGTTGATGGGACTGATCACCAGCCCGTGCTCCATGATGAAGTCGACATCCTTGATGAAGAAGAAGCCCTCGGTCACCGGGTGGGAGACCAAGAACTGAAGGAAGCGACGTGTTGCTGCAGGGTTCAAGTCCGCAGCGAACCGGAAGCTTGTGGCGACCAGTGTGTCCGACGCAATCCGCGTCGAGATGTTGTACAGTGGACCGTGGCAGATCGAGTTAGTTGCCAGATTGGTGACATGGATGCCAACGTCTGGGTTGCTACGGATCAGCTTGAGCATCACTTTGTTACTTGCTGTGAGCGTGGTGTTCACCTGAAAGGTTGTCAGATGGTCTTCCACGTATTCACGTACTGCAGTTTCGTCCATGTGTACCAGTTCCTATTTCCGAAATTTACCCCCAACATCTGTGGGGGCTTCATGATTGTGGTTACTTCAGCACGGCACGAAGTGCGCCGTAATCATCAATTAGTTCTACGGTCTCGTCATAGCCACCGGAGGCCTCCAGGGTGGCCACTTGGTCAGCGGCCTTGTCCTGGAACTCCTTAGTATAGTTCTTGATAGAAACGCTCTGTGGCGTCAGAGAGACGGTCTCAGAAGGACCCGTCCCGCAGCTTGTCAGAAACAGGCCGCTCATCATTGCGATAAGCAGCATCCCGTTTGAGTGCTTCATCTTGTTTCTCCTCGTCAGCCTTGGCCGACTTGTTTTTGCTGTAGTTGTAGCCCGCATACCCTCCGAGGAGAGTTGCGAGGAGCCCCAGCAGGCCCACGATAGAGCTGATCATGCCATGTAACGTACGGCAGGCGCGACCACGATAGGGCGCTTCACCGAAGCACTCCCCACCTGGATGTTAGATCGCGCAGTGATCGTTGTGATGTAGTCGGCAGGAACGTAGTAGACACGCTCCACAGGGCCGTCTTCGTAGACGACCTTGTTATAGTAGACCCCCAATTCCTTGAGGGTTCCGTTTCCGGCGATGGACTTCAGGCTTACGCAAGCGTCCAGGAAAAGGTCTTGCTGTTTCATGTTAGAACTCCCAATCATCGTCCTTTGTTTCAGTCTTAGTACCCATTACGTAGGATGAGCCGGAGCCTGAGAAGAAATCGTGGTTCTCGGAGTCAGGCGCTAAAGAGGCAAGGATTGCCGGATTGACCTTGGTCATCTCAGGAGGGAACAGAGGTTCGTAGCCAAGGTTGGCCAGAGCCTTGTTTGCGTTGTAGTGGAGGAATGTCTTGACCTCGGATGTCATCCCGATGTCGTCATACAGTTCTTCCGTATAGCGAGACTCAATCTCGTAGAGATCTCCCAGAAGGGTGTAGGTGAAAGCTTTTACGCTCTCTTGCTCTTCCGTAGTAAGAAGGAGCTTACGATACTTCTGGTGTTGGTAGCCGACGTAGTACCCGTGGATTGACTCGTCCCGGATGATCAGTCGGATCAGGTCAGCCGTGTTGGTCAGGAGACCTCGCGACGACCAGTACATAGGAAGAAAGAAGCCCGAGTAAAAGGAGAAGGACTCCAGGAACACAGACGCTGCCATTGACTCCGCCCAGTTACCGTTCTGGTAGATGTCGTTGATACGTGCTGCTTTCTCCTGAAGCCAACGGTTCTTCCCAGCCCACTGAAAGACTTCGTTGATCTCGTCCGTCGAACACAGCGTTGAGAACACTGAGCTGTAGGACTTCGCATGCACCGACTCCATGAAGCCGATGTTCGTGTAGATCGCCTGAGCGTGGGGAGTACTCGGACAGCCCAGCAGCATCTGCAGACCGCCGGTGGCCTGGAGAGTGTCCAGTGCCGTGAGACCTGCGAAGGCCCTGATAGTTGCTTTCTTCTGTACGGGAGTCATCCGTTCCCAGGATTGCTGGTCAGCAGCGAGTGGGACTTTCTCAGGAAGCCAGAAGTTAGAGGTTAGACGGTTCCAGACTTCAAGATCTTTAGAGTCCTGAATTTGGTTCCAGTTGATTGGTTGTAGCGTCATGCCAGGGACAATCCTTGTTTACAGTTGACTGAACGTCATTGAATAGTGGCTTCATCATTGCAGCGCAGCTATGATGTTCCTTGTAGTGATCGTGATACGGACAGGCCGCACAGCGATGGACCCTATGGGTCAGTAGCCCCCGTTCTACGCGAACCATTCGTCGATCATGCGGAAGTACAGCCGACGGGTCGGAGCCTCCTGCGTGACGAATTCGGGGTGCGGTTGGAAGCAGAGGAATTGTTCCTCAGCGTAGAAGATTGCTTCCGGGTCTTGTTGTGGCTCATTCTCGACCACACCAACATTCTCGCGCCGGGTGGACAAGCCGTCAGCGAAGGCCAACAGGTCAGCCCCCTCCGACGCAGGGATCATCATCTGGTGGTGAACCGAGTTGACCCGGTGTACCGAGCCGTCAGGAACATACGTGATGTCGTGGTACCCACGGTGCCCTGAGATGTCCTGCCACATGGAGCCGCCCGCAATGATGTTCAGGAGCTGGCCACCACGACATACCCCCAGGAACTTCTTCTTCCGGCGGAAGGCTTTGATCAGGGCCAACTCACGTGCATCACGCTCGTCAGTCCAGTAGGACGTTGGGTGAGGCTCCAGACCGTAGAGCTTAGGGTTGAGGTCGGAACCCCCTGTCAGCTGGATGTAGTCAGCTTCCTCCGGACCCCCCACAACAGTCCAGCCCTCCTCCGTGAACATCTCCGGATAGGTAGGACCCGCTGACGCGATGTAAACTGTCTTCATAAATCACCTGTTTGCTTTGGATGTTTGCGGCTTGCATAAGCTTGGATGAACGTGTCCAACGCTTTCCATAGTGCGCAAACTGGTCCTTCGGGGGCTGAACGTGTACGATACGCTTCACCCTTGCCTGGATCAGTCGAGCAGTGCACTTGGCGCAGGGGAACCGGGTGATGTACACCGTTGCCCCCTCCACCGAAGTGTTAGCATTCAGCATGGCGTTCTCTTCCGCGTGGATGACCACATCGTCTTTGAACGACTTGTCGAGGTATAGTTTGGGATCATCAGGGATGCCCCGAGGGAACCCGTTGTAGCCCAGACTCAGGACTTGGTTCCGATCATTAGTGATCACACAGCCCACCTTACGATGAGGGTCCTTGGACCACTGTGCGACCATAGAGGCCATGGCCAGGAACCGAAGCTCCCAGCCTGTTGCCACGCCTACACTACGCTGCCGCGTTGTCGACTTCATCAGCATCTCTTTCTGGATAAGTACGGACCAGCAGGTTCAGGAGCGAACCAGTACGGGAGCTCACGACCGCCCCGATCCACTGGAAGCCCAGCGCCTTCACAGCCGCACCCGACTGGTGGTACTGGTGACCGGCAAGCACAATCTCTTGCATCTCGCCCTCAGCAATCTCCAGTTCCGCCAGAGGGCGGCTGGACCGACGAGCCTGCCGACCGAACGCTTGTTCGACAGTCATGCCCACGCGCTCCGCATGCACACGCATACGCTCCTGGTTGGCCGCATCGCTCGCTCGCTGTTGCACCATGGCACGCTCAGAAACCCAGCCAATGCCGAAGACCGACATGTTCTCGTGGCCGGAGTAGGTTAGAGTCCGAGGGCCCATGTTGGTGACGTAGTCCGGCTCCCGGTATGCGGAGATGTCGGGTTCAGCGTGTGAGGGGCTGAGCAGGAACAGAGTGCCCCCTTGGTGGTTGGGGTACCAGATGGACTTGAAGCCCGGTTCCGTATTGCGCGGTTCGAAGTAGGCCGGGTCATAACGATCCCCGACGTTGGTGAAGCGACGGATGCGGCCCGACCCTGCGTTGCGATACCGGTAAGGGTACTTCAGCGCGTTCTGGTTGAAGGGCTCAGCACCCTGTTGGTAGCCACAGCAATAACCGTCATGGTGAGTATACATAGTATGTCCTTTATTCAGTGGTTCTTGAGGAAGAGGAATAGTGTATTACCGGTCGACGCTGACACGGCAGTACTTGCAAGAGACCAGCCAAGCTGGAACATAGTTGCACCGTAGTCATAGACTTGGTGCGATGATAGAACGACCTCAAGTACCTGGTCAGGGGGAAGGAGGTTGGCCTCAATGAGAGGCCCTTGCGTATAGTCTCCATCAACGTCGTCCTCGCGAACGATGCCATGGAAGCAGATGCCGCTGAACTCCTCGTAGTAGAGCTTCGGAGTCGGGTGAGCAAGGATATCCTTCTGATACCCCGCCAACCGCTCACCATGCTTAGCCAGCGAGTCCACTTTCGTGTACCAGAGCTGACCACCGTACTTCGGCGAATAGAGGTTCCAGTATCCCTTAGAAGCCAGGATGGGCTGAAACGCTGCGGCCATCTCAGGAGTGACGTCCTGGATCCGCTGGAGCCACTGGCCCCCTTCATAACCATCACCGTCCCAGGCGTTGTTGCGCTCGTTACGGCCAAGGGTCAGGACCCGTTTCAGGTCATGGTTGTCCACGACTTTCCACCACTGCATGTAACCGCAGCAGTCTCCGTCATGCCCTTTGTAATGGTTGGGCTCTTTACCCTTCACGTACTTCGGCATTGGGACCAATCCCCAGAGTCCAGAGTGCAAGGTGCTGAGAGCTGGTCCGTGATCGGACGGTGGTCTGGTGTGTCCAGCCCAGCTTCGCCATGGCAGCTCCCATCGTGTATTGTTGGGCGTTGTTCAGGATAATCTCCTTCACTTTACCCGCCGGAAGCTGGAACCTACTCAGGCTTCGGGTCCCACCCCGCATGATGCCCTGAAGCGCCAGGCCATTTTCCTCGGAGTAGGTGAGCTGCTCCGGGCTTCTGATCACCAGCTCCTTGAAGTGACCGGAGTCCTGTACAGCCTCGTCGAAACTGTCGTGGAAGGTTTTCCGACCGAACATGCTACGACGCTTACGATGGAACCAGATCTGGCCACCGCTCAGCTCCGTATGCAGAGTCCAGAACCGACGCCGGCTCAGTTCTTCCAGCAGCTCGGGGATGTCCTTCCGGGAGTTGATCGCTGGCATCCGGAACAGGAAGGAGCCCTGGTGCGTGTTGTTGCAAGCGCTTTCGAGGTACGACCAGTCGTGGCTTCCAAGTTGGAGCACCGAGTTCTGCAACTGCCAGAAGCCACAGCAGCCCCCGTCATGGATCATGCGACGAATGCTCATTCCTCCACCCCCAAAGTCCAGAGGGTAATGAACCGGTTAGAGCTTGGCGACCGGGTAGTGACCTGGTGTTTCCAACCCAGCTCGGTCAGGGGCTTGGCCAGCTTGAGGTACTGACGTTGGTTCAGCACGATCTCCCGCACCCCGTCCTTCGGAACCTCGAAGTTGGTCAGCTGCCGTGAGGACGGAGTACCGTACACCTGGTCGTGGATACCCGACAGGCTGATACCACGCTCAAGCATGAAGCACGGTTGGGCGGCCGGTTTACACTCATCAGGCGAAGCATTCCGCTCAAATTGGTCCAGGCCTGCTTGAGGGGTGTTACCCTTAGGCTCCAGGCGGATCTTGGCGAACCAGATGAAGCCCCCCTGCTTGGTGGTGGCCTTTGCCCAGTACCCCTCCGCCTTCAAACGGGGCAGGAGGTCGTCAACGTTTGTCCGCTGGTTCACGTTGTTCAGGCGGGCCAGATAGCTGGTGTGGAGGTAGGTACGGAAGAACCCGTCCAGCTGGCTCCAGTCAGCATCCCGTGTGAGGGAGCCGCTGAAGGGGAGGAAGCCGCAGCACCCCCCTTCGTGTGGTTTGAGGACTAGATTACTCATGGTGAGTCTCCATATGGTGGTTTCGGTTTGTTAGGTCGAAGAGTGGCATGGAGGGGCCACTGACATAAGTAGTATCAGACTTGCACGAAGCCCTGATCAAGGAGGCTCTTCAGAACCCCCCGGCAGTAGTTGCTGTGGACCTCGTTACGGCGGTCCGGCAGCAGGTTATAGGTGGAGCCGCTCAGGGTCTTGACCTGTAGCGAGTCCGGCCCGGTGAACCCTTGCAGCGTTGTGGAGAACCGGTAGCTCTCGTCAGGCCAGCTGCTGAACAGGTGAAGGTCCTTGGTCACGGGGTTTTCGAGGATGACCCATCCGGCGGGCGTGAGGCCTACTTCGGGAGCAACACTAAACATGTTATTGTTTCCTTAGGTTAGAGAGTACAGCTTACGCAGCCTTCCGTCTCGACCCCGTCAAGGATCTGTTGACGCAGACGTACGTAGTAGATAGTCTTGAGCCCTGCTTTCCAAGCGTAGATCTGCGCTCGGTTCACGTCGCGGGTTGTTGCTGAGTCCTTGAAGAACAGGGTACAGCTCAGGCCTTGGTCAACGTGTTCTGTTGCGGCAGCGTACACTCGGATCAGAGCCTCAGGGCCGATCTCGTAAGCATCCTTGTAGAACTCCTGGTTCTCGTTGGTCAGGTAAGGTGCAGGGTAGTAGATACGACCCAGCCGTCCTTCTTTACGGACTTCGACCTTGGCAACAATAGGATGGATGCTGGAAGTGGAGTTGTTGATGTAGCTGATCGAGCCTGTCGGTGGAACGGCCTGAAGGTTCTGATTGAACAGACCGTGCTTCATGACCTTAGACTTTAGGTCTTTCCACTCCTCGACTGTTGGTAGCCCGATACCGAACTTGGAGAAGAGTTCTTGAACCGTTGGAGTTGTCGGTGTCCACTTTCGTTCAGTGTACTTGTTGAAGAACTCACCGGTGGCATAGGTGCTTCGCTCGAAACCGTCAAACGTCGCGTTACGTTCGCGAGCAAGCCCGCAACTCGCAGCAAGAGCATGGTAAGTAATCGCTGCGAAGTAAGCCGAAGTAAAGTCCACGGCCTCGGGAGAGTCATAGTGAATTCCTTCTCGTGCAAGGAACCCGTGAAGGTTCATTTGACCCAGGCCAATGGCCCGAGACTTATCGTTACCGTTCTCGATGCTAGGTACTGCCCCGATGTGGGACATCTCAGACACGGCTGTCAGAGCTCGGATGGACACGCTCACCGTCTCGCCCAGATCACCATAGTCCATCGCCTTCGCAATGTTCAGGGAACCCAGGTTACAACTGATGTCCTTACCGACCTCGAGGTAGTTGGCCGCCGCATCGTACGTGGAAGCCTGAGACACTTGGAGGATCTCAGAACAAAGGTTAGACATTGAGATACGACCGTCAATCGGGTTGGCCCGGTTCACAGTGTCCTCGAACATGATGTAGGGGTAGCCGGACTCAAACTGGAGCTCAGCAAGAGTCTGGAAGAGCTTACGAGCATTCACCTTGGTCTTGGTGATCGACTCGTCCTCAACCATCTCCCAATACTTCTCAGTGACGGAGATCTCTGACATGGCCACACCGTACACCCGCTCCACATCGTAGGGCGAGAACAGGTACATGTCCAGGTTGTCACGTGCCAGCTCGAACGCGATGTCAGGAACAACAACGCCCAGGCTCAGAGTCTTGATCCGTACTTTCTCATCAGCATTCTCCCTCTTGGTATCAAGGAAGCGCAGGATGTCAGGGTGGTTCATGTGCAGGTAGACCGCTCCGGCCCCCTGTCGTTGACCCAACTGGTTAGCGTAGGAGAACGCATCCTCCAACATCTTCATCACGGGAAACACCCCCGATGCGGCCTTCTGTACCTTCTTGATAGGGGCGTTGAACTCCCGAAGGTTTGTCAGACACAGGCCCACACCACCGCCACGCTTGGACAGTTGCAGGGACGAGGTCACAGCACGACTGATAGACTCCATGTTGTCCTCAACACGAAGTAGGAAGCAAGAAACCAGCTCACCCCGTTGCATACGCCCTGCATTCAGGAACGTTGGAGTGGCCGGTTGAAAGGTACCGAGCATGATCTGGTCCACCACAGAGCAAGCAAGCTCCATGTTTCCCTGGCCCAACATCAAGCCCACAGCAACCACACGGTCCTCAAAACGTTCAAGGAAACGTTCTCCGTCGAAGGTTTTCAGGGTGTAGCTGTTGTAATATTTGTAGGCTCCGAGAAAGGACTCGAAGCGGAACTTGTGAGCATACGCTTGCTTATACAGGTCTTTAATCTGGTCAGGCGGATACTGGTCAAATACCGAGGGGTCATAGTATCCCTCAGCGATCAGATACTCCAGCTTCTCCTCGATCGAGTGGAAGAAGACGGTGTTCTGGTTTACGAAGTCCAGGAAGTAGCGACGGGTGGCATCGTGGTCAGCGTCGAGCTGCATCTTACCATCAGCGTCGTAGAGGTTCAGGAGCGCATTCAGCGCGTGGTAGTCAAGTTGTTCAGTCAAGGGCTTCTATTCTTTCTCTGGTTTTAGTGACGTCGTCGTCGTTACCGTCCAGCTCCACACAGTGTAGTAGTGGAACGTTACACTTCCGAGCGACCATCTTTGCACCCAGGCAAAAGGTCTCTCCAAAGTTACGATTACCGGTGCCGATAACACCGACGATGTCTTCATGATTAGTATTGATGAAGGCTCTTACAGCGCGGGGCAGAGCTCCACGTCCTTCACCATCTGCATAGGTAGGGCATACAAGAACAAAGGGCTCACCCTTGGTGTGCTCTGCGTGCCTCACGTCTAGTGCCGGGTACCCCAGCTTTTGTACAAACCTTGCGGTGTTTTGTGTTGCCGAAGAGAAGTAGTAGACTTTTTTCGTATCCACAGGCACTTCCTTGTTATGGCGTAGTAGCCTAGCCCGATCCCCAGAAGGGACAGGGCCAGCGGAAATAGTTGTTGAAGCATCTAGCCCCGGAGGCAACCTCTCAAGAAGTCAGAGAAGCTTGCAGCGAGCAAGACAAGAAAGGCGATTGCACAAACGACAAACGCCCCGAAGAGTATGGTGGCCAACATCAGTGGTCCCCCCAGTGTGTGAGTGCGAAGACAACGAGCGCTATGAAGCACAAGAGGACCCAGAAGAACGCTACGGTAGGGTCATTGGCCATAGTAGTCGTCATCATCATTCGTCCATTGGTGATAGAGTTCAGTGGCAAGCAGGAACACAATGAACACGATGCAGATCCAGCCAAAGATTTCGATCATCAGATCTGCTCCCAGAAGGCTGTGTGTTGAGCAGAAGGAAGCAACCGCTCCTGACCTCCCAGCATCATCAGCGTTGAGAAGTCCAGCATAGCGGTACTGTACTCCCAGTACCAGTTGTCAACCCGGAGCTCTCCAAAGTTGTAGACCACGTTAGTCCCGACCTGACGATCACCCCGCATAACCGGAGTCATGAGCGTGAACTCAGGAATGGAAGAATGATCGTAGAAGTCTTCCGGCACCTCGTACACCAGCAGGGAGTAAGCATCACCCCCGACCGGATACGTAAGTGTGTTCAGGAACATGACCGTTCTGCCAGGAAGGATGACGAAGGCAGTCTCAGCCAGGGAAGACCAGTGAGTCCAGTCCTCCACATTCGCTATGTTAGTCCATACGTCGTCGTCTCGTAAGTGCATTGGTTATCCTTTTCCAAGGACCTCAATCAGGTCCGGGCGAAAGCCTGACCAGGAAGTACCATCCTCCAGCTCAACCACAGGGGCAGAACGGAAGCCAAGGGACTGGACCCGGCTCATTGCTTCAGCATTCGTGGTCAGGTCAACGGACACGTAGTCCAGACCATGGCGAGTTAGTGCCGCCTTGGTAGCATCGCATTGCACACAAGAGGGCTTGATGTAGAGGGTGAGTGGCATAGAAGTAGTCCTTAGAGTTGTAGTATGATGGAGGAAGAAGGATGAATGACGTGGTTCCACCCTATAACCGGGGGGCGGGCAGGGGGGAGCATCGTCCTCCCTCTTCCTGCTTTAACGTCCCCTGGTAGGGGCCCTATGTTTTCAAGAGGTTACGGGTTTGAACTTTGAGCGAGAAAGCTTGATATTGTCCAGGATACCATCAGACCCCCGGACGTACTCCGCCTCATCGTTCTCCTTGTAGATCACAGGGTAGCGTTGACCCGCCGTGTAGAACTGGGTCGCGGCCGCCGTGCAGACCACCTCAGGAGGCTTGACCACCTTGGTAGATACTTCTGTTCCGGTCATCAGAGAGCTCCATACGATTTACGGTAAGCATCAGAGAGCGCACGGAAGTCTGCCGTGGCTTTCGTTGTCAGGCGAGAGTATTCCAAGTCAATGACCTGGGACGCACAGTCGTCAGCAGCAGCGTGAGCCGTGCCAACCTTGTCCAGCTTGAACGTGTGAGGCTGAACCTCGATAGCAGTACGGACGTCCCGGACTTGCCAGAACTTCCAGGGTGAGGCCATCTCGTAGTCATCGAACAGAGAACCCAGAATGGTCATGTCGAAGTGAGTACCCCGAGCCCACCACTTCAGGTCCCGAGTGCTGACCCGGTTAGACCAGTTCTGCAGAGCCCGCAGAGTGTCAGCGACCTTTGTCTGAGAGGCCTTTGCCTGACCCTCAATGACCTGAGTCCGTGCGGCCAGGTCTTGTTCCATCCAGAACATAGTAGTGCCCGGAGTCATTGTCCGGCCCACCTTGATTTGTTCCTCAGCATTCACATGGAAGTTGAACTTCCCGATGAACCGTCGCTCAGAGGACTTCCAAGCAAGAGCGCCGATCTCTGTGACCACCGCATCCGAGCTTGTCCCGAAGGTTTCCAGGTCAAGCATGATTTCGATATCGTCGTTAGTAGCGGCCATGGGGCCTCCTATGTTATAAGTCAGTGTTTCGTCCGTCGTACTGAGTGACCCAGAGGCCAACCTCTCCGACGTCGTAGCCTACAGTCACCGTGTCCGGCATGTCATCGATCCAGACGTCAGCGTAGACGCCATGCACCTTGAACAGATAGTCACGCTTAGCGACCCCGTTGGTACCTACGCAATGGTCCGCACCTATCAGTAGACCGATGCTTTCTTGAGCCTCCACCATGTGGTTCTGGTGTCTGGCAGAGACGCACCACACCTTGTGACCTCGCTGCATCAGGAGCCGCAGCGCTAGCTCCCAACCCAACGGGTCTCTGGTGTAGGTGTCATCATAGTCGATGCTCAGGATCAACCGAGCACCCACCAGTGTTGAAGCCGCATCAACAGCAGGGACAGCGCAAGGAAGGCCATCCACCCGTGATGGAAGATGAACCAGTTCTTGGAGGTGTCCACCATGTTGTCAAAGTCGAAGACAGAACCGGGGCGGCCATGGCAGCGGCGGTGACCGCTGAAGTACTCTCTGATACTGTCACACTTGACCAGCATCTCGTACCACATCCGGAGGTAGCCGTACACCAGCAGCGCCAACAGGCAGAGACCAGCCAGGACAAGAGAGGTCTCTATAAGGGTCCAAGGGTGGCCCATACTAGTGCCTCACAGTGTTCAGGATAGGAGCCCCCGGAGGCACGCCCAGCGGGTTAGGAGTGGAGTGAGCCGCGAACCAGCTGCCCAGCTCAGGACCCACAAGACGGAACATCGTCCGGGGCTCGTCCGTCGGGATGGCCCGATGAGGAACATTGTCCCCGATCCGATAGATGATATTGGGGAACATCTCCGACTCAGGACCCAGATCCTTGATGTGAGAGGCGTCACCCCACACACCGATCTCATCATCATCAAGACGACGTTGGAAGAAGATCCCGCAGGATCCCCGCACAGAGTTGGCCAGGTAGATGTGTTCCCGGCCCCACTGGTTTCCGCCCCAGGCCATCACAGGGCCCTTGTCTTCTGGCCAAGCCCACCGTTCAGTGTGGACCCCGCCCCTGGATTTCTTCTGAGCCCCGCGCTCGGTCTCGCGGATCGTCAAGTAGCAAACCTGGCCCTGAAGGCTAGGGTGACGGATGCTTTCAATGATAGGAAGGAAGTCATGGAGCTCCTTCGGAATAGAACCTGTCTCGCCCTTGATGAAGGGCATCATGTTGACATCACGGTTTTGGCGTGTGGGGAACTCGATCATTATGATCTCCTATTTTTTCTGGATAGCGCGTTGTTGCCTATCTAGCTGGCGGTCTTGGCGATCCATGCGCAGTCGGAAGCGCAGCTGATCATCCTCAAGTCTCTTGACACGCGCCTTCAGGCTGTCGCTCTGTATGATAGACACGATGAGCAAGACCAGGATGGCAACGTCAAGTATCATTTCGATCATGGTATAGGGAGTCCTCTCGTTTGTTCAGAGATGCAGGGGGTAGAGAAGCGTTTGAAGAACGCCTTGTTGGAGATGGTCAGGTCGACCAGGACAGTGCCCCCTGTCGCGAAGGCACGTGGGTACTGCTGGATGGTGCCCACGACCAGGTGGAAGCCCGAGCGTAGGACCAGGCCCCGGACGGTCTCGTCCGAGTTGTAGTTGTTCTCCATCAGCAGGACCGTGGCGTCTAGCGAAGGGTCCCGGATGATGCAGGGCAGGGACTTGACCCGACCGGCGCTCTGGTGGTAGTTCAGAGTACCGTGGAAGGGTTTGTATTCCTTCTTGTCCATCTTGTTGTGGATCACCCCGATGCCCTTGGGATGCTCCGACCAGATGACGATGCCGGTCTTCGGCCCTGTCTGCAGGACAACAGTGGTACTCCCGTCCTTCTGGACCAGCATTGGCCAGGACGGAGGCGGTGGAGCAGGGCGGTTACGTTTCCGTGTTACCAGTGTAGACATTGTAGTCTCCTATCTCTGGGTGATCAGGTGAGCAAGCATCAGCGAGGTCTTCTCTTCCGGTGTGGTTCTCCGGTAGAGGTCGCCCACGCCCCCGCAGTTATCGCAGGGACACAGGCCTGTCTTGGTTCGCATGCCACGGACCCGGACATCGCCGGATCCATCGCACACTTCGCACTCTCCATCCTTGATCAGATCAAAGTTGGGGAGCGGCCGGGGCTTACGGCTGAAGGGCCACCAGCTCATGGCAGATACCGTCGGTTCGCAAAGCCACGCGGCTCATTCAGGGTCTCGGAGTCCAGGATGACCGGCCAGGGGAACCAGTCGTGGCATGGCAGCTGCTTGAGCTCCCCGATGAAGTGATGCTGACCGCCCGTCCGTACGAGGACAGAACGTGTCTGGTTGGGATGCCCGATCCACACACCCCCCCGCCCTGACTCGTGGTAGAGATGGTGCAGGCTGCGGTTACTGTTTCCCCGGAGGTTCTCTAGGGTGATGACCCCATGATACGGGCGTAAGGCCCCCTCTGCTTCAAGCGACCGCAGACTGCGGAACTGGCCCAGCACGTTGGGGTAGTCCGGCGAGTGAACCAGTACGGATTGGTAGTCTCCCCCTTCACGTTGGAGGTAGACGTTCCCTGAGCGGATGTCCTGCACAAGGGATGCTTGCTCAGAACCTTGCATCAAGCATCTCCTTCAGCTCAGCACGATCGGGCATTTTCTTCGAGAGCATCATGCAGATCAGCTCCTCCTGAGCATTATACCACTTGTCCGACTTCTTGCGGAAGTAGTTCAACCGGAGCTGTTGCATGAGGATGATCAGCGCCATCAGCATGACTATGTATACCGTATACTCTATTGGCATTACGCCTCCTATGGTGTTGTGGACTCCTGCAGCACACCATTTACCAACATGAACTCTGTATCAGAGCTTGCCGGAGCCTTCTGCAGTCGTCCGGTGGGTCGGTGGTAGATCATCTCTCCCGCGTTCCCTGTGAGGCCGGTATGGCGACACTTCAGGACCCGGAAAGAAATGGTATTCTTCTCCCGCTCATCGAAAGCGACAGTGTTACGTGCGAAGGCAATGATGTCCATCGCGATCTGTTTGGTGGAGCCAGAACCACGGATGTCGTCCATGGAAGGCATACCACCCTCTTCAAAGGACTGTGCCCGTCCGGAAGTCTTCCGAAGGTGCGACACCAGCCCGATCCAGACATTGTAACGCTTGACCAGTCGTAGTAGGTCATTCATCACTTTGTCCTGAGCTTCAAGACCGTCCTTGCCCTCAACGCCCTCAGAGATCATGATGGTGAGGTGGTCAATGAAGATGTACTTTACGCCTGAGGCGCACATGAACTCAACCAGGTCAATAACACGACTATCAGTAGCAGCACCCGCGTGATCAAGAACCACAATTCGACCGTCTGCAAACACCTGATCGAAACCAGTTCGAAGCTCTTCGAGGGGAATAGACTCCTCAGCTGGGTTTCGGTTAAGAGCAAGTCCTGATAGCTTCCTCGTAGTTTCTCCCGGAGACTCCTCAAGCGCGACAATTCCGATCTTTTCCTCTGTTGCGGTCTTCAGGTTCCAGGCCATCTCTCGAACGATGGAAGACTTACCTGTGCCAGAGCCCGAGGTCAGCAGTGTGATCTCTCCAAGGCGCATGCCCTGAAGCTTCTCGTTCAGTCCCTCCATCATGGCCGGATACGGTTGAGACTTTACCTCATCGTACTTGACCAACTCGGCCCACAGGTCCTCACCGGAAAGCAGACCGGAAGGGTTGTAGGGCTTCGGAGCGAACAGTGCGTCCAGGACCTTGTTCACACCGTCCTTGAGACCGTCCCCTAACATCAGGGTAGCATTAGCATCCTTCTGTTCTGAGCTCACAAGCTTGACTCGTTCAAAACCAAGGATCTTTGCTGCCTTGGCAACCGCCTTCTGACCTTCCTCGTCGTTGTCCAGCCATAGTAGGATCTCGTCAAACTTCAGCAGGGTCTCCCGGTCATTCAACAGGAAGTCTGTCTGAGAGCTCGATCCCATCGACACCACGGGGAACGTACGACCCCAACGAGTCAGGTTGGCGACCTGGACAGCGATAGTGTCCTCTTCACCTTCCGTGATCACGAGCTTCTTACCGCCTGACCGGAAGTGTTCAAGACCGAAGATGCCTGAGACACTCCCGACCGAAAACTGTGATGCTTTGTCCTTAGGGTTCTTCGTCTTATACCCGGTGATCTCTGTGGCCGAAGCCTCAACGATCGGGAAGAAGAACCGATTGATCTCTCCGTCCGCTCCGTAGCGGGCTTTGACACCGTAGAACTCCATTGCTTCCTTTGTAAGACGACGCTGAGCGTTGCCTCGGGAACCAAGGAGCGCAATCTCCTCCATCGTGATGGTGGGCTTGCCAGTAGTAGTGGTTGGAGCCATGTAGACGCCATCCTCCTCTGCAGTAGTGTGGTCGGAGTCGGCCCAGCGGAAAGCTTTCCCGCCGCACTTCCCGGAGTTACAGAACCCCGCTCCGCTTTCAAAGTGAGTCGCTGCGTCAGAAGACTTACCGCAAGGGCAAGGCTGTCCGTAACGCAGGACCCGTGATTTAGTTTTAGTTGTCATGTCAGTAGTAGCAACTCCTTAGAGGAATTTAGCCAAGAACATCTCCCGCTCGTAAGCGTCAACGTTATACTTTAGCCCGAGCTCTTGTACAAGCTCAGTGAGGTTCTCCACATCGTCGGGAACCAGAGTTTCAAACCAATCGCCATCCTCAGGGTCCGAAGCGTCCACAACGGACACTCCGGCACAGAAGCCTTCTTCCCAGACCAGTACAGCATTCTTGCCGACCAGTGTGAGGACCTCTTCTAGAGTCTTCTCGGAGTTCACGTTGCCGTTGATCCAGGGAAAGACGATAGTTTGTTCAGTAGCAATCATTAGTAGCCGTCCTTATTGTTCAGGGGCCGTAATAGTGGTGGTCGCAGCAGAGTCCGGAGTGTTATCCAAGACGTGCAGCATGGTCAAAGTCACCAGGAACCCTATCAGGGCCGCGATCATGATGCTGTTGCCTTCGTTCATGGAAGCTCCTCCCCAAGGCCATGCTCCCGAATAAGCTCACCGACCCGTTGGGCCCAGCGAGCGTGTTGGAACTGACCGATCCGGACACGGCGTCCGCTCGGTGTGATGATGGACAGGCCATGGGACGTATCCCAGTGCCCTGCCTGCAGACGACCCTCTTTCTTCAGAGCGTCTTCACGAGCCTCCGCACAGTAGCTCGGATGGTATTGTACCGGCTTCAGCTCCTGCTGGGGCTTGTCCGGTGCGGGCACGATGGCCCCTTTGTTGTACGGGGGTTCGGTCACGTGCGGCATCAGCAGTACCCCGTGCAAGGAGCTTCGCCGCAGGTCTTGCAGGTGTCTGACTGAGGTGCGTATCCACAGACCTCATAGGAGTTCCCGTTATAGGTATCGGCCCCGCACTCTTCGCAGGTCCCGTTAGGTGGGTTAGACCGGCTTTCGCCCTGTGGTTCACAACACATTACTTTGGTTCCTCCAGATAGTACCGGACCATTGCCAGCTTGAAGCAATCGATAGTCCGCTCTACCCCTTGTGTTTCATCGAACACGATCACGTCGTTTGTGTGAGCGTACTTATCAACGTCAACAACCACCAGGACCCCCTCAGCACCATCAGCTCGATGATACCGTTGTCCTACTTTGATGTTATAGACGTCAGCCTGAGTGGTTGCCATACGTCACTCCTGTGTGATGGTGATGGAGTCCCCTTCAGGAGCCCAGTGTAGCGAGCTCAGGAGCTGCTGGGTCAGAGGGACCACCACCATGGTTTCGAGGTTCAGGGCGACCTTGCCCACGATAGTGTCAGTCCGGAACCCACCGACCCCGGCGTAAGCAAAGGCCTGAGAAGCCAGGATCAGGTACCGGGTGCTGGTGTACTGGGCCACGTCCGTGTTACGGCGATAGAACCCCGGCGCACCGTACTCCGGCAGCTCCGGCTCCTTCTTGCTAGTGATCTCATGCTTCATGATGCTGCTCCAGGCGTACGGACGCGCCAATGTTGAGAGGGAGAAGACGGTCCAGGGACATGTCAGTGGGGTTGAAGGACTCCAGCGTCTTCAGGTTGGTCAGGATAGCCACAGCCGCCTTATCTTCCGTCCGTGGGGCGTAGCTCAGCAGGTACAGCGTCTGGGCACTGTCCCAGCCTGTGTAGAGACCGGCCGCCCGCTTGGGCAACTTTGCTGGGGGCGTGTCTATGATTGTTGCTTTCATGGTTGCACCAGCTCCACCAGAGTACCGGATTTTACCCGCTTGAACTCACCGCCCAGACGGGCAAGGGCATGGCTGTTCTGCGTTGCCATGCAGGTGAGGGTCCCATGCCCCTGAAGACCCTCGTGGTTGGTCCAGAGGAAGAGCAAGTGCCCCCGCCCGTCCGTGTAGAAGCCAGGATCCCCGTGGAGACCCTCCTTCTCGTTTTCCTTGATCTTGAACTTCATCTCATTACTCCTGGGTTATGTTGATGTGAACATCAGAAACGCCGTGTCATAGTAGGGCTTGTCCTCTCCCGTCTTCTCCTCGTAAGGGTTCGGGGTGATGGCGCAAGCGGAATAGATGTTGGCTTCCCAACCGGTGAGACCAAAGTAGTCTGCAGCTTCCCCCATTATGGAGTTGAGGCTGAGCGCGTCCCAGCCGTCACCACAATAAACTCCGGCCATGCGCGTCCCGTCCTCCGTGTAACCGTCGAACCAACCCGAAGGATGGAACGTGAAGTTACGTCGGAGGTCGTATACGGCGAACATGTGCTCGAAGGGTTTGTTTACGGGATCTAGATTTGTCAAGTTAGGTTTCCTTAGGAAAGGGATACTTCTTCCTGTACTGAGCGAGCCGACGCTTGTGACGGTCTGTCACGGGCTCGGTCACCTTCCAGGAGATCTTGTCAATCAGACGGTTCATGAATTCAGAGTTGTTGCTAGGAGTCTCACAGAACACCTGACTCCAGACCTCAGCAAACGCCAGCCCTCCGATCGTGGAGTACTGCTCAATGATGATGAAGTCGAAGCGGTCTTTGCTCTTCTCCATGATCCGCCGATTGATCTCTGTAGAGGACGAAGTGTACTGACGCCAGGCTGACTCAACTCCTTTGTTGAACTTGCCACGACCTCGGAACCACTTCCGCCCGATATATTTCTCGTGAGTGTCTTTGTCCACGATCATGTAGATGAACCCGACAGCAATGTCAGGCTCGAAGTTACGCGGGTAGAAGTTCCAGTGACCGAGTTGCTTCATCTTTTAGCTCCAGGTAGCGATCGATGCTGAAGCTGTCGCCCCAGTGTCGCCACAGAAAAAGTAGAGTTCCGGAGAAAAGGAAGCGTGATGTACCCTCCTCCATGCCGTACCGTTCCCGGTAGACATCCAGTGGGTCAACACCCTTCAGGAGGAACGCCTCAGCCTTCTTGGGTCCGATACCATCAAGGCCGGGGATCCGGTCCATGTAGTCGCCCAGGAAGAACTGATACTGTAGATAGCGGAATGACTGTGCCACGGTGACATCCTGAAATTCCTGCT